CCGTGACTGGAGTTCAGACGTGTGCTCTTCCGATCTTGACTCGCCATGCCTACGCTGTATGAAGACCTGGTAGCAGCAGACCAAGAGGTCTCCAACTGGCAGTCAGACTTATACGTGCCTGCTACCGAGGAGGCGAAAGCTATCTTCCGCAAACACGGCCAGAAGTTGCTTTACTTCAAGAGCAACATAAACGGAAAGTTTATGTTGGAGGCCTCATTCCAGTTCGACCCATTCTGGGAGAGGAGGGGCATGTGACACCTTGTGGCTACGATGGGTCCAATTTCCAGTATATTGGCAGTAGGTTCTACGCGCTGGACCTGTGGGGCGACCCCGACGTGGGTTACGATGACCAGAGTGAGATAGATAACGAGATCTACGTCAGCGTACCTCACCGCACCGACGTGAGACTTACACTATGACACCCTGTAGCTACGATGCCTGCAACTACCAACCAAGCCGGGAACCGTTTGCAGCCCTTGACCTGTGGATTTGCACAAATTTTGCTGACCTGTCACACAGGTCAGCAATAGACAGCCATATCTACTGCCTTGTGGAGCGAGTAAGTCGTTCCATGTCCATACCTACCTGGTAACCAGCTATGCCATACATCTTCCACGAACCAACCGGCGAAATCATTGACGACGACGGCCAAGTCATCGCCACTCTTTCTGACAATGCCCTGCCCGAGCAGGGCGAAGCACTTGTGAGGGCCTATAACAATGACGGCGAAGCTATGCGAAAAGTGTACTTGTCTGTGTGTCAGCGATATGCAGACGAACTACACAAGCATGAGCACGGCGAGCCTCTTGCCAAAGTGGCTGAAGCTATTGCAAACGCGATAAAGGGCCTGACATGACCAAACACCGCCTCATAAACCTCGCACTGGCCGCTACCTACGTCGTAGCCAGTGTCGTTTTCCTACTAGACTTGCTCCTGTGGAGGCCGTGACGTGACACCATTTCGATATGACGGCTGCAACAATCAGAGCGGCACGCCAGGACTCAATGTCTTCGACTACTCCCCAACGGCTTTCACGCTTGACCGTTATGTGTACGATCCGGTCAGAAACCTAAGAGTAGACGACTTTCTTTGGGACTTAAAATGAAACCCGCAGGCCTCAAAACAGGCCCAGACAACTGGGAGTCAGCGCCTAGCGCCCTGAAGCTGCTGTACATGAAAATATCGAAGTTCTACCAGTTGCATTTAGTGACTCAATTTTAGGAAATCACATGATCGAAAACGTCCAAATCAAGCACAGCATCAGCCGTGGCCGTGACACTTACGGCTACAACATCGTTACAGCAGTCTGTAACGGCAAATCGTACCGCACCCTCGGAGGCGGCTACGACATGATCGGCACAGTGCTCGGTGACTGGTTCGAGTCTGAGCATCAAGATGACCTGACAGCACTTGCCACGACGCTGACGCTGGAGCATTACGTCGGCACGACCAAGCGCCCTGCTAACGCCTTCTACGGCCTCTTTGTTCGTGCCGACAACTCCGTCTACATCGACGGCGCATGCGGCCTTAGCTGCGTGCTTGAGATTATCCGAGCCTGCGGCTACAAGACGCAGACCTGCTCCGACAGGAATGGCCGTATCGAGTCGTTTTTGGTGTGGAAAGAGTGACTCCAATACTCGCCGCACAGGCCACTCGGACGAATTGGCCCTACGACGAGTTCGAGGCGCTGCGCACCTGGCACCCGTCAGACGCCTACACTTTGGTGGACCAAGGCGTCTACTACCCGATCTTCGAGGTCTGCGTTAAATTTAGTGGGTCTGTGGTGTGACATCAGTCCCAGTATCAACCACCACTCGCAGTAACTTCAGTACCCGCGCTTTCCGGGTACTACGCATATGGAAAGCAGATAGACCATATTATCAAGTTCACGACTGCTTCCACGAGCTAATCCGTTTATCCTTTTCCATCAACCTGCAATTTTAAGGAAATCACTATGCCTGACACAATTTACCTGCTATTTTACGACACAGACTCCGGCAGCCGAGAGGAGTGGAACACCTTCTACACCCCGTGTGAAGTTTTTCTATCAAGTGAAGACCGTGAGACTCGGGTCACTTACCTGAGCAATCTCTGTGATGAGGATGGTGACCCATATAGCTACATCTTTCACAAGATCAACTGTGCGCCAATCAGCGGCTCAGCTCTCACTGAGCCGCCAAGAGACGACTTGGACGAAGAAGACGAGATCGACTCCTAACCACATAACGCCTCAACTCTAAATTTTAAGGAACTATTATCATGTCAATGCCATTGAGCCAAGCCCTCAATAACGTTTTCGCATGCCCTGCTACTACGTTTTTGCTCCTCGGTGCCCCCGGCGTAGGTAAGACTACTGCCACCATCAATGAAGCCCTGAGGCGTGGCAAGTACGTAATTAGAACTGATTGCCAAAATATTCCGTCGGAAGATCTTGCCCGGCTGCCAGTTCTGAACAAGTCCAAAACTGCCATGACCTTTGCTATTCCAGAAATGTGGACACCACGGCCTAATACCGTGATTGTCCTGGATGAGCTGCTGAAGGCTCCTGACGATACTGTCAACGCCTTTCTTCCACTGCTGCACGGCAAGCAGCTGTTTGGCCAGCAGTGGCCAGCTGACACCATCGTGGTCGTAACGTCAAACATTGCCGAATTTCGCGTAGGCGACAAGCTCCAGCCGCACGTCCTGAACCGCATGGTAAAGCTGGAGATTTCCGATCCGACAGCTTCCGAAGCCGAAGCGCTGATGCTGGACCTGGGCTTCGACAGTCGCATCATCCGCTGGACGCAGCAAGTACCGTCAGCACTGATCTCCTACAACGCTGATACGGCTTCCAAGCCTGATTCGGAGTTGGATTTTTACTTTGGTTACTCTCCACGTCAGCCTCGTGAGCCGTTCTGTAGTTTGCGGTCACTTCATACGGCTAGTATGCTGCTGCAAGCTGGCATTACCGACTCCGACACGCTGGCAGGCGCAATCGGCAAGAAGGCAGCGCACTCTTTGGCCTTGTACTGCAAGGAGATTCGGAGTTTCGTGCAGCCTGCCCATATCCTGGACGGTTCGGCCAAGGTACCGGACAATTTGTTTGATTGCAGAATGGCCAGCATTACAGCGGTGGCAATTATGACCCCAGATAACTGGGAGATCGTCCTCAATTACATTGAACGTCTGCCTGCCGAGATCCAGTCACTGGCTTGTCGGGCTGCGGCGAGGAAGTCTACTTTGAAGGGTCTGTGCCTGAATCGTCGCTGGAACAAGTGGGTGACTGCGAATTCTTGAGGGCGGTGGTATAATGCGAATGCCCAGACAGCAGGCGAGCTGTCTGGGCATTCTACCCACCCACTGAAAAGGAGCTTCAGCGATGGCTGAACATATTATACGTCAAGTTCCTCGTCCCGTTTCGAGGGCGCCTACTCAAAAACTTGAAAAGGTTTCTAAGCCTGAAAAGGTTTTTAAGCCCGTTGAGCCCCAAACCTTGACAGCAGAGTATCTGCGCTCGATTTTGCATTACGACCAGGAAACTGGGGTCTTCACGAGGGTAGTCCGTACCTCCAACCGAATACAGGTAGGTGATACCGCAGGAAGCGTAAACGGTCAGGGGTACATTCACATACGGGTACTTGGTGTGCTGTACCCGGCACACCGATTAGTGTGGCTATACCTGCACGGTGAGTGGCCTAAGCATCAGATAGATCACGTAGACAGAGACAGGTTGAATAACCGGGCTGCGAATCTGAGAGAGGCGACCCAACAGCAAAACCTAAAGAACAAGGTGACCTACAGCAATAGCAAGTCAGGACACCCAGGAGTCCACTGGTATAGCCGCTACTCCAAGTGGCACGCCGAGATATCTAACAACCGGAAGAGAATAGACTTAGGCTACTACGACACTCTAGAAGATGCCATCGCAGCCCGAAAAGCCGGCGAGCTGACGTATTGGGGCGCACACCGCTCCGACTGATCTAAACCATTTCTCAACCCAGCCCGCTAACGCGGGCTTTCTTTCACAACCTTCCTTTCAACCTTAATAGGAGTTCCACATGTCCAAAGAGTATGTTTTGAGCGATGAGCAACGTAGTCTCTTTCCTGCCTACGTGCAGAAATTTACTGCTCTCTGTTTGCACACGGTAGAGCCTGATGACAAATTTGACCATGAGTTTGCGATCAAAGCTACTAAGAATCTTTTTAAAATTGCTGGAATTGAGCCTCCGAAGAACTTCTTTGTAGGTACGTGGCCAGAATGTGTGGCTGAAGCTCGTCGCATTAACACGGCTATTGACCGGGTAATTGACCCTAAAGCCCCAGAGAACAAGGAGGTGTCTAGTAGCCTGGGCTGGGGTCAGTTTAGTGCTGCCGCTGCTGGCTTTGCTGAGTTCTTTGTCAAGGAATTTGGAGCTGATGAGCTGGCCGAAAAGTACCGCGTCATCATGGACGTTACTTTAGCTTCTGGCCCCACGCTGCTGTTCAATGAAGCGGCCTTCCTGTCTTACCATCCAACCGAGATCATCAAGGGTGAGAACGACTCCTTGACTCCAGTCTGGAACCAGCCAGCTGGTATCGGTGGCTGGGTGCAAGGTGATCCGCAAGAGCTGATCGACTTCTGCGTGGCCAACAAGCGCAAAGCCGCCAAGAAGCGTCGTTGATGATCGGGCCAGGGCACTTGACAGGTGCCCTGTCTCACAGGAGAACCTGTAATGACCAACACAGCCGTCCACCTAGAAGCAGCTCTTGAGGACAGCCTGCCGTTCATCTACGAGCTTTGGATGTCGCTGGATGTAACGTTCAAGCTGAATCGAGAGGACTTGCTATGACACCAGCGTATTTAGCAGTGGAGACTGTGGAGTTTTGCACCGACCTTTGTGACGAGCTGTACTGGACCCTCGACGAGGCCTGGAAGATACAAGACCGGAACCTTCTATGACACCGACAAATATCCCGGTAATTGCTTCTCTACCTCACCACGCAGGACTGACGGTCTTCTACTCCCTGCACTACCGCATGCTATACACCGTCCAGGAGTCGGTACCACCATGAACCCAACAGATTACGCTGAACTGACCCTGGATGCGATGGAATTTGACCTGGTGAACCACGCCAATGTAAGCTACGTTACGACCAACGAGACCATAGAGTCGATGCTTGGCATACCAGATCTTCCAGAAGCTGTCGAACTGTCTGTTATGGAGTTCAACTATGGCACATTTTAATCGACCTGTAAACAGCATGGAATTCTACTTCTACGGAAGGGAGACCTACACGAAACTTGGCAATGCGGGCCTGAGAAGGCTTGAAACAACGGGCTTCCAGCTGGCAAACTACTGGCGCTCAAAGCCTGAAGTGCCAGTATGACACCCTACCAATACATGCCAATAGGCACAGCCTACTACCTGATCTGCGCTACCGACTTCAGTGAGTTGTCAGAAGCTGGCATGGCCGATCTCAAAGTCCTTGGCCAAAGACTGATATGGATAACTGCACCATGACCGCCTTCCACTTCTATATACCGCACTCAGCGATGTCAACCATAGCAATAAGCAAAGCAAGCCGCCACGTCTGGGATCAACTCGCAGACAACCTGCACAACCCCATCGTATGGCCGCTGCTGAATGCCTGCAGAGAATGACCGGCGTAAACCTAATAACTTTTGCTACCCCAAAAGCCGGTAGGCTCCGTGCAGTCGAATGGGAGGTATGGGAACAACTACTGTACACAGTACATCACACAGCTTTCGATGTTACATACGGCATACGAACCTTCTAAGCCTGCGCTACCTCATCTGGCCCATCTACACCATGAATACCGGGTTCCCAACGTCTAACCTAGTATGGGCTACCCCACCCAGTAAACTCAGCCACCCACCAGGTAAATTTTTGGAGCAACACATGAAACAACATTTCGACGTCCTCATCCGTCACCTGCCGCAAATTGAGCCCCTGCTGTTCGTGCAGCAGTTCACCATTCTCAGCCCAGAGACTTGGGACAAGAAGTTTGCGGGCACGCCCAACAAGACAGCTTGCTGCACGCCACAAGGATTCTGGTTTCATCAAGAGTTCTGGGGCAGCCTGCCCTTCAACAAGCAGGTAGGCTTGGTCCTGCACGAGGTGTTTCACGGAGCGCTGGGCCATCTCTCAGACCCATTCAAAGACTTCACCCTGCCACCGCACACCTTTCAGCAACTGGCAAACATCGCCCAAGACATCGTCATCGAAAACGCCATCTACGAGCTGGCCAACAAAATCCAAACTGGTCGCTCGCTGGAGAAGCGCGACATTGCCCAACAGTACGACCCGCAGATCTTCCTGCCCTACGCTGGCATGTCTTGGCGGCAGGTGTACGAGGCGCTGCGCAGCCAGATGAAGCAGCAGGGCCAAGGTCAGGGCACTGGGCCAGTCTGCGACCTCTCTCAAGCCCGTGGCCAAGAGGACAGCACCTCCAGCGAGGTTGCCCAGCGCTGGGAAGCCGCCCGGCAGGAATCGGAGGCCATCAAGGAGCGCGTCCGCAACCAGGGCAACTCCGGCTCCGGCCAGACCATCGACATTGCTCCAGAGCAGGCTGTGATCCCCTGGCAGACCTACCTGATCAACTACCTCGTGTCGGCCCCCTGGCCGGTGCGCAAACAGTGGAGCAACATCAAGCGCCGCCCGTTCACTCAGTCTGGCGCCTACGTGCCCAAGCTCGGCGGTCAGTCCAACGTATTACCCATCGTCAACCTGTTCCTGGACACCTCTGGTTCCATGTCAGGCGACTACGGTGACCTGGCCGCTGAAGTCATGTCCATCTGCTCGATGGCCAAGAAGGTGATGCGGGTGGATTACGATGTGGGTGTCGCCTATCAGGAGCTGATCGAAGACCCTGAAGACTACGTCATCACGCAACTGCACGGTGGTGGCGGCACTTGCTTCCAGACGGCGCTGAACCAGATGCTTGAAGACCGGGACTTCAACCGCGACGCTCCGGTCGTTGTGCTCACGGACGGCGGAGACTCCTACGACGTAGGCCACCTTGGTGTACCCTGCGTCTTCGTCAGCTACGGCTGCAACTTCACATCTGATGCTGGCCCAGTGTTCATGGTGAAGAAGTGACACCAGCCGACCACATTGTTCGCCAATGTCATATGTATATGACATTGGACGTAGGCTTCAACTGCAGGTACCGAGTGGCAGCGCAGTTGAATCTTAAAGTCTATACTGATGCTGTCGAGCAGATGGTCAGAAAGGTGTTTAAGGTATGACGAACTCTCTAGGCTCAGCTAGATGGCTGTACAGTTACCTAGTGCATTCTGTATGCAGAGACGTGAGGCGGGACATGCACGACTCGCTGTTCAAGCCAATTCACACACCTGCCATATCTCGCCTAATAGGCTCGCTGTTAAGCGAGGAGTAAGCATGACATTGACTGAAAAACCAGAATTAATTACTCCGTGGCAATTTGTCATCGGGCAGATGTCAAAAGGGCAAGGGCCGGGCTTCATAAGCCTGTACCTTAAGCTGTGCCCACCTGCCGGAGCTAGAGTCATCGGAAGCCTTCTTTTAGACCTATGACCAACCTACCCTACCAAGGCCTGCCGTCATGGCCAGCGTACCTGGAACCAGAGATGCTGCGCTGCCACTTCGTTGTGGCGGAGTTTATTCAGGTCGCCGTAGCTGCAACCAGATTGCACCACTCAACTTATGGAGCGCTGAGGTGACACCATCTAACCTACCTCCAAACGGCGGAGTAAAGGAGATATTTACTCTAACTCAAGGGCAGTCCGCACTCACAGCCCGACTCTTCTATGAACTATTCGGCCTGAGCATTAAGATTCACAACACCTTACTGAAGGAAATTTATGGAATCAAACATCATTGACGTGCCGGACCTCGGTCTGACGCTACGCACTCTGCTTGCCATTGCAGATACTAGGCTCAAGTCCACTGGCCACAAGACTTACCGCATCAGGTACAAGCACATGATCATCGGTTCAGTCAAAGTTCGGCACCAAGAGCCGAGGTAAGTCACATGCGCTACTTCTTCACCCTCACTTCCAGTAACGCCAAAACTGGCAACATCCCGCAGGTCTACGCTCAGCGCAGCACCTGCCCGCCAAGTTGTATCCACTACGGCACCACCTGCTATGCGGAGGGCTTCTACACCGCCCTTAATTGGCGCAAGGCGGACACCGGCATCACGTTGGCTGAGCTGTGCGACAAAATCTCCAGCCTGCCTCGCTACCAGCTCTGGCGCTACGCAGTGGCTGGAGACCTGCCGGGGCAGGGTGAGGCTGTCGATTCAGAGGCGCTGATGCACATCGCGGCGGCCAATTACAGTAAGCTGGGCTTCGGCTTCACACACAAGCGGTCTGATGAGGCCCTGGCCGCAGCCCGTAAAGCAACGGCTGCCGGGTTCACAATCAACGTGTCCGCAGACGGGCTGGCCGACCTTGACCAGCTGCATGCTCGCGGGGCCTGGCCACTGGTCGTCACGCTGCCATCCGATTCGCCGCGCCGCCTGACCTCGCCAGCTGGCCTGCCGGTGGCCATTTGCCCGGCCCAGGTCATGGACACGAACTGCGACCGCTGCCGCCTCTGCGCCCGGCCCGAGCGCAAGGTGGTGGTCGGCTTCTTGGCCCACGGCAACCGCAAGGTTCGACTTGATGGGCGACTTCGGGCGATGGTGGAGGGCATATGAACACCTATGAAACCTGGGAGCTAGGAAATCCGGCTTGGCTTCTGGATTTCAGCCAGTGCAGAAAGCTTGATGCTGCTCTCTTGGCGGTGCCGGGCACGAGGCTTCTACGGGCAGTACGTGAGGGCCTGAAAACATGACACCTCGATGCTACGAGATCGGTGAGTTCATGCTGTGCCAGCTCTACGGAGCGTGGCCTATTGCAGACCCTCACGGCGTAAAGCTGCGGGAACTATCTGAGTATCTCTTGCTGAATGTAAGAGATCCAGCAAGGTTCGGTGTCGATGTTTTTGGGTGGGTAGAGCAATGAACGCAGCTTCACTACCATTTGAAGACGCGCGTAGCGATGACACATTCTGGCACGGGCACGAATGCTGCCAACTTCAGGAGGCTATAGTGGCTGGTGTTCCGCATATGTTTTACCAAGTCTTAGACCCGCTGTGGGATTATGAGGAGGCTATGTGAATCCTGTTAGTTTAGTTAGATGGCATTACTTAGATTGGTATTCAGGCTGGCAGACCTATAACGAAGCGTCTGTAGTCTTCTCTCTTCGAGAAGGCATACCTAACCTAAACGGCCTACGTCATCCTAGGCAATGGTTAGCATGGGGCTCACAATGACACCAAGAGACGTAGCATTAGCGTACATGCAGATACTGTTTAAATACGGAGGGTGGCAGGAGCTCAACGTAGAGCCCCTAACGGAGGCTCTGATTGAACTACCAGATCCGTCTAGAGGCTGGAGCATGGAAGAGTGGGCCGAACCATGACACCTGCCTACATAAAATTTCGCACATACACCGAGTGCTTCCCCGGTGGCGGGGATGCCTACAGGCGCGTAAGATACGAGATGTTTGTGGTTTTTGGACTATCGGCGGATTGCCGGAGGAATCTATGACACCCTACAAGACACTCGACCCGTCAGACTTGGCTCTGAGACTGGGCAATGGCCATGCACACAGGGATGTGGACCTGGAGTTCTGGGCCCTATACTCACTGGCTTTTGGACTGAGAGACCAGCTATGACACCACTGCCAAGACTAATCCACTACATGCACCTGTATTACTTCCCACGCGGAAGCCAACATCATGTGTTCGTAGCCATGTCAAACGTACCTCACTACCTGCGCAACACGCTAAAAGCAGACAGGTTGGTGAACCTATGACTGACGTAGACAGCAAAGTCTTCCACTTTACAGGCATGCCATTCACATCGGAAGGCCTGTGGCCAATGCGATTAGCCATCCGCGACGGTGTCCCGTCCTACAAAATCCGCGAGTACATTTACACGGAGCTGGAAGCATGACACAAGCAGCGAAACTGTATCGGCTGCAAGTTCTTGGGCACCTCGGTGACCGGCCCCACGAGCTATTCTCAACCCTGCTGGACTTACCGGGACCCGAACTACAGCACACATTGCAGAAAGGGCTTCGAGCATGACACCTCAACTACAGTTGATCCGACTTCAGCAGGTAGGCTCCATTGGAGGGACTTGCGAGTGGGCACTGCTCAGGCAATTCTGCATGATACCGGAACATCTAATCCTCCTTGAAGTCAGAAGGATTTGTCACACATGACACCCGCATACACCGCCACAAGCTTCAGCTACTCTGCCAGGATCACCGTGCATAAGTTGCTTCAGCCATTCCGGCTGGCCCTGGTAGAAGGCACAGGGCAGTACCAATGCCGCGCCCATCTTCGCGGAGGACTTGACGAATGACACCTAGATCAGCAGCCATCAGCAACTTCTGCTACCTGCCCTTCCACCAGGGCCTGTACGACCTTGACAGTCCTGAACTGCGCTTGGCCCTGTACCGCATCATCTACAATCCGCGCACAACCGTAAAGATCCTGCTATGACCAGCACCCCGCACCTTATCGACCACTGGTTCTGGCTGCCCAGGGTGCTGCCTTGGCAAGGCTTCTACCTGAGAGAGTTGCAGAAGAAGCTTAGCCTGGTCCACAGGCCACGGTCAGGCAAAATAAATTTCACGCTGTACCAATACCTGTGATACAATAGCTCCGCTACCGCAGCAAATCAACCCACCACCAAGGAATCACCATGACCATCCGCTCCATCCCCAAACCAACCATCGTCCGTACCACCGTCGGTGCCCTGGACTCCACCTTCGCAGCTCTGCGCCCCGCTACTGACGACTGCCACTTCGAGACCGTTGCTGCCGACAGCACTGTCGAAAAAGTGCGCAACAAGTTGTCGAGCGCCATCAACTCCTACCGCGTTCGCACTGGTGACAAGTCAGCCTTCTCGATCCGCGTGATCGAGGGCGGCGTGGACGGTATGGAAGCCGTTGGCGTCTGGAAAGAAGACAAGGAATTCACGCCACGCCCCAAGAAGGTTGTGGCTGAAGTTGCGGCTGAAGTTACCGAAGCCTGATCAGCAACACCTCACAGCCAACCGACTGCGTAAAACCAGTCGGTTTTTTATCGCCTACAATTTACCAAAATGTTCAAAATCTTCAGAACTCCGAACTTCACTGATGTTGTCGAAAAGCAACTCGAAACAGCCAAACTGAACTTGCTCGATGCTGAGAGCGCCTTCGAGATGGCCGCTGCCCGCCTGCAGATGGCACGCACCACTGTGACACGCCTATCCAACCACCCAGCCATTGCAAAAGCCGTCGCACGAAAGGAAGAGGGATGACTCCTGAGCTTGTTCAGGCCGTCGGCCAGTACATCGTGATCCCTATTTGCGCTGCGGCAGGTGTCGTGGCTTTCTTTTGGTTTATCAAAGGTTGATTCAACAATGAGCCGTTACGCAGACATCAAACCCGGAAGCTTGAAACACAAGATCCTCAAGACCTTGGCATCGCCAGACTACCTGACCGCCGAGCAAGTCGTGGAGGCCGTCAAGTCCGATGGAACCAGAATCAAAGCCGACGCTGTGCATCACATGCACCTGCGCCCCATGATGACAGCCGGGCTCGTCTCTGGTGTGCAAACTACTTGGGGCGACTCGGTCGAGATGTACGAGTGGACCTACACTCTCACACTCGACGGCAGGCTCGAACTGCGGGAGCTTGACGACGAGCTGGCAGGCAAGCCGAAGGAAGGCTTGGTGCCACCCCGTAAAACGCCCATCTCGAAGGAGAACTACGCTGGCGACGAGCTGAAACGCCTGCCAGGCCTGCCCGCTGACCGCTACGCCGCCTTCGATCTGCCCAGCGTTGCACTTGGATGGCGCGAGTGGCCAAAACACTTGCGAGGCGAGAAGCCGCGTGAGAAGGTGGAGCTGTGACAGAGGTAGGGTTCCTTCTCAGGGGCGGCAGCTCAGTGCCTGCAATTTACGGCATACATGGCGTGATGTCGATCAGCCAGCGGCTCAAGACCTGGGCCATTCTTTCGGCAGACGGGAGGTTCAGGTGAACGCCGTTGGATTCCGAATCCGGGTTATTCGGATGTATGACGATGTCAGTGGTATCACCAGGCATGACGTAAGCACAGGACTTGCTAGGGTCTACGACTGTAACCAGCCGCTGGCAATCTACATATTCCACTACACCAGAAACCTATGACACCAGTACGCATAGACGAACAGAGGCTAGTGAACTACTGGGCGCACGACGTGTCAAGTTATCTTAGCAGTGCGGCCTACACTGCTGGAATGGTTGGCTTGGCTATAAGGGGCTACCTATGACACCTGTCTGGATAGCTGAAAGGCCCTTAGTCGGCTTCTGGCACCACCGGGTAAGCCAGCACCTGGTGGATGTGGTCAATGTGACCTATAGGATCGCTTCAGCAGTAAGGAACGTATGACACCAGTACAAATCATGGAAAGAGAACTTGTAGGGGTCTACAAGCACACTGCAAGACTGGGGCTCGGCCCTCTGTCCGACATGGAGGTCAAGTGCTGCGAATCCGTTGCGACGGGCTGTGACACATGACCGCAGTAGACATTAACGAGCATGAGATGGTTGGAGCTGGACGCTGCCGGGTGAGAGCCGGGCTGGAGCAACTGTTCGAGGTCGGGTTCCAGGCTGCCATCTCTTTAGCGGAGTACCTATGACACCAGTATACCTATGACACCAGTGTACCTATGACACCAGTATACATAAATGATCGAGGACTTATCCCAGTGTACGACGGTGACGAGGAAGTGTACGATTCCCTGCACGACCTCGCACTCGTTGAAGGTAAGGTAGCTGAAGGTGCAACTACATGGCTGGAATCAACATGACACCAACCAAAATAAGCACCCCGAGGCACCTCGTAAGGTGGTACAACTACGAGGCTTTGCAGATAAGTAAAAGCTTAGGAAGGTTGGCAAGGCTAGAACTTCATTTAAGGCTATCACAACACCAATCTGTAAGATGACTTCTGTAGACCAAAGACGAATCCAGCTGCACCATTGGATGACACCTCTACCGATGTGCTCGTGGATAGTGATGAGCTGCTTGAGCATAGCAGAGACTTTCACCCTGCAAAAGTGGGCATTAAGGAGTTCAGATGACTGAGGCAGAGCTACCCAGAGAAGGCGTAATAACCACGCTGCGGTCTCACATACACCCTAACTTTGAGGTGCGTAGAGCTGTATACTCTAAAATACCTCAATCGTGGCGGTTGGCTCACTGGTGCCACGTCCAATACGAGCAGCTGACATGACACCAGCAACCTTACTAAACCCTCAAGGCAAGGTCGCAGAGCCTTGGAATAGGGTAGGCGTACACGCCTTCGACGTTGACCCGTACTCAGATGCGGCGATCATGTTTTACAACCTGCGGGCCGAGATCGAGCAAGTCCTGGGTGGCAGCTTACGCTACGTGTTGAGGAGGTTTATGTAACTTCAGGCAAGAATCGACCCACTACCACACCTACCAACATGAAAAGAAAAAACCTCAACCTCACCCCAGTCGAACGCGCCGTGGCCTACGCCAAGTTCAGCAAGATGCTGACTTCGGCTCACCTACAAGCCCTGATCGGTGGCGACATGAACAAGGTGCTGGACAGCGTCTGCACCTTGCTCTTCATCGCAGCCGCCGCCGCGCACCATGCTGACATCCTGGACGCTGATGTCAAGATCATTCACGGCGCGTGCCGGGCCTCCGTGCAGGCATGCTCCGAAGAGCGTCTGACGGACTTGCACCGTGGAGCCCTCGAATCCGGCCTGCTGGCCATTGAGCGGCTGCGGCCAAGACTGCCGGTGCCAGCCCTGGTGCTGGCCTCGACAGAAGTGTCCCTCCTGATCCGCCAAGGTGGCGTATACTGGAAGGACTTTCAAAAATATGTGCCGGAGTAATTTATGACACCAGCCGCGAACGCAACTGAATTAGTGCAAGACTTTGTAGATCAAAACAATTACACTAAGCTAGAAGTTGCCTGGAGCCTGCGGCCTGCATGCACCAGCCAGATGATTGGCTTCACCAGAGGCTCAGTGTCTGTGGGTGAATGGCCATGACAGAAGCTGGAATCCATGTACGTGACCTAAATGTAGGTGAGCTAAACTGCCAGAACACCTACTACATCATAGAAAGTTTAATAACCCAGCCAGCAGCACCTCTGCTGTGGTTGTTTCACTCAGTGACACCACAACCATGAAAGACTATGAACTCAAAAGACTTCCTCAACTCGCTACCTCCAATCTATTGGAGTGCCAAGCACCCCAGCACTTACGTCTTTCTCAACAACATGCGACCGGCTGGCATCGGGCTGCTCGCCCCGGCTGAGCCCGGAGCCTGGAACCTGATTCACGACAAGTTCGACTGGGGTACACTCGCCGGCCACCAGCAAGCCGTGACGTGGTGGTCGTTCCTCAAGTCGGCGCTCAAGGTGCAGGTGCAGGGCTACCCGCTCGACGAGACTGTCGTCTTCCTAGGGCCGCACAAGTGGCCAGAGTGGTGGGCCGCCAACCGAAACGCAGCTCCGCTCACCGCCCGGCTGCATATCGACAACGTGATGGCACTTGGTGCCGTGAAGGAGGGGTGAGATGCTTGGAGCCAATCTGGCGATTGTGGCCGCCACACTGTGGTATATTTTGGTAAGCGTTGACGGCAGGTTGCTAGCATGGCTAGCAACCTGCCTGCTCCTGCCGCTGCTGTTTGCCGTAGGGTGCCTGCTCTTGTTCTCGGTTCCTGTGTGTTGGCTAGCTAGAATGCTGGCCAAAGCTAGCCAGGCTTCTGTGGAAGGTGTCTACACCCTGTTTGACTGGTTCATGGACACTGAAGACCGCCTCTACAAATGAAGTACGAAGCCATCAAGCCTCAATTTGAGCAGGCAGCTGGCTTCGCTCCGACCGCCCTGCAGGTGTCGGATGCGGAGCTGCTGAGCCAGCTACCGGCCTCTGCCAACTTCTCTGACGTGGGCACTGGAAAGACGGTCATCAGCACCCTGACCAGCCTGCTGCGCGAGGTCGATGTGACCTTGGTGGTCGTCCCACCAATCCTGATTCCGCAGTGGACTTCTTGGCTACAGCAGGTGGGCCGGGGCCCCGTCTGCCGCTTTGATGGCCCACCAGCCAAGAGGGCCAAGCTCAGGCCTCAAGAGGCGCGGTGGGTGGTGATGAGCCATGCCATCTACCGGGACAACCCAAGCAACTGGCTAAAACTTGGAATGGAGAGAGAACTTGAGCTGATAGTCGATGAAGCGCATGCACTTAAATCGACTAGAAGCGTGCTATTTAAGTCTGTGCTGCGGCAGCCAAAAGCGGCCTTGCAGCTTCTGACTGCTACGCCAACTTCCGGCCCAATCGACGCCTACTCTTACATCAGGCTGAAGACACCGAACGTCTACAAGTCCTTGGGAGAGTTTGAGCTTAGGCACATTGAGACGAGAGACATTTTCCAGAAACCTACAGCATGGCGAGGCCTAGATGTTGTGGCCAAGCACCTAGCCGTCCACACCGTGAAACGTACCAAGGAGGAGGTGTTCGGTTACGATCTGACACCAATCTTCCAGACGATGAATTACGACTTGGATACCGCCCACCAGAAGCTGTACAGGAAGCTGGTTGACGAGCAGTTTCTACTCCTGCCCGACGGCGAGAAGATTGATGCGACGACTGCTACACGGCTTTACCACGCTGTGCAGCAGATAGTCTGTAACTGGCACGAGTTCTCTGGGTCTCCGGGTGACCGATCAACCATCTACGACTTGGTGGACAATGTGGTGGAAGACAGCCGCTGCCTTGAGCACGACCGTAGCAAGCTGATCATATTCACTTACTACAAGCGCACCAGCCGCAACATGCTTGAGTACCTGAATACCAAGCACGGTGATGTAGCTGTAGGTGCCTACTCTGAAGTCGATAGTGCAAAGTCAGTTGCCAGATTCCTGAACGATCCGTCGTGCAGAATCCTAGTCGGACAACCTTCGTCATGCGGGGCTGGCTTAAACCCAGCCCACCTCTGCTCGGAAGTGTTGTTCGTTGAGGCTTCAACAATACCGATTCAGATGACACAGGCGATAGGGCGCGTTGATCGTATGGGGCAGAAGGTACGTCCAACTGTTAGGTTTGCACTAGCAAACGGAACTGTGCAGCGCAAGTTGTTCGGGCAGTTGGCAACCAACTCAGACCTCGTCGCAACCGTGGAAAACAAAAAATCGCTCCGAGATGTTTTGCTCGGCCTTTGACCATTTACAATCCGCCCGCCACCCCGGCGAGCCAACTCACTCAACCTCATGCACCATCAATTCCAGACCCCGTCACGGGGCGCGACCCAGACAGACCACCTTGCCCTTGAACGCCAGTTCAGCAACACGGCAGCAGAACACCTCCCAGACGACCACCTCCGCGAATTCCACAGCGGCCACTACACGGTCAAGGTGAGCCTCTGCCCCAAGAAGAAGCTGTACCTGTTCCAGGCGTCTGCCGGGCGGCCCACCAATTTGCAGGTCATCCAGCTGCTGGACACCGACTTCACGTTGGACGAGGGCTTCAGCCTTGAAGTCGGCGGCTTCCCTGCCCCAGAAACCACTCGCCTGTTCGACCACTCGCCGCGCCGTCTGGCTCCAGGTGTCTTCATGTGGCTGCCGCGCTTCACGATGGTAGAGCGGTACATCTACCAGGGCATGCCGAAGTCGCGCGTCGGTGTTGTGATCCGTTCCACGCACAGTCCAGAACGGCAGCTGGTGGACGGTAAGTGGTACCTAGTTGACGCGCGAAGACTTGACCTTATTGATCCGACTCTGACACAACGCTACTGAGGCTCTGCACATGAAAGTCCCACTCTTCAGGTATTACCAAAAAACCGGCGGCCAAGAGCCTTGGACTCCTGTTCGGTACACAGAAGACCTTTCAGCTATCAAGCCCACTTTCGTGACGATCCTCGGACTTGACACCCTCATGGACTCTGACCCAACACAGGAGCAGAAGGATCGCATCAGGTACTATGGCCCGCTGTACTTCGACATTGACGCGAAGTCTCTGACAGATTCAATCGAGTCTGCTAACGAGCTGTACAGCAAACTAATAGCTGCTGGGCTTACCGAGCACGACATTGAAATCTACTGCTCCGGCAAGAAGGGTTTCCATCTGCTGGTACCGCCAGAGTGCTTCATGGAGAAGCCGGACGAGCCAGTGGCCCGCCTGCCCGCGATCTACAAGGAGCTGGCCTTCAAGTTCGCCGTGCGAGACCTGGACTTCCGGGTCTACACCGCCCAGCGCGGTCGCATGCTGCGCACCGTCTACAACCAGCGAGAGAATGGCCTCTACAAGGTGGCCATCTCTGCTGACCAGCTGAGAGGGATGACCGAGGAGTCCTACGTCGAGTTGGCTGCCGTGCCCACAGGCCCGGCCACCATTCGACCAGGGTTCAGCGGTAAATTCTCGCTGGCTTACACCGCTGCCGTGCAGAAGGTCACCAACTGGAAGCCGCGCAAGGCCAAGCCTCCGTCTGCCGAGGTGCTCAAGCGTGACCTTGGGGTCGTCAACCGCATCCTGCGCAACGAGTGCAAGGGCGGATTCAATCGGATCGCCATTCAGTTGGCTGTCTATGCCAGAGAGGTCGGCTGGACGGAAGATCAACTCGTCAACTCGGCCAAGGAGCTGATCCAGAAGCACGAGAGCGACAGCAGCCGCTATGCCTCTCCGTCCAAACGGGCAGCCGAGTTGCGGCGCATGTGCCAGTACGTGGAGGACAACCAGGGCTATTCCTACAGCAGCGCCCACCTGTCGAAGCTGCTCACGAGCAGGGAGCAGCTTGTGGCCGCCCCGGCTGACGCCGCCAGTGAGGAGCCTGGCGAGGAGGTCGAAGGAGAGGCCGCCGAGGCCGCTCCAGACCTCAAGGTGCCTGACAACCGCACCACCTCACAGCACCAAGGTATCCAGGTCTCGCTGGAGGGCATCTTCTCCGACAACGGCAGCGACCTGCGCCAGCTAAGCAATGCGTCCTTGGGGAACCTGTCCGTCTCGCATGTGATCAACGGCGAGGTGTCAGCCATCCGGGCCGACGTTTACGTGGACAGCGAGCTGACTGCCTCCGGTGTCAGCTTCCCTACCGACAGTTTCACCAGCAGCGCTGGGCTGCACCGGGAGCTGGTTCGCTTCGGGTCCGGCTTCTGGGGCACCGACATGGATGCCCGTGGCGTGCTCGCCGCGCTGCAGAATGCTGGAGCCCCGGTCAAGACAGAGCTGCTGCACTGCGGCTTGGACTTGGTCAAGCTGCCCAACAGCCAGCACGCACCCTTGCAAGAAGGTGTGCTGGTCTGGGCCGGCAAGGGTGGGTGCGTGGCCCAGGCCTGGGCAGCCAAGCTGGCCGACTTCTCATTCAGCGAGGACGCATCCCACCAGGGTGTGCCCGACTTGCTGGATGCCCCCCACCCTCGCGAGCTTCTGACCACTTCAGACCAGAAACGTCGGCTGGTGGAGACCTGGCGTGCGCTGTGGGAGTCGAACGACAAGCAGACCATCGGGCAGGTCTATGGTTGGATGGCTGCATGCTTCTGGCGCTCGCTGATCCATGCAGCCACCGACCAGTACCCGCTGCTGCACGTCGCCGGGGCCGCAGGTTACGGCAAGACGCAGAACATCCGGCTGGCTGCCAGCATGCACACCTACCGAGTGCGCCTGCCAGAGGCCACGCCGAACTCCACCCCGTTCGCACTTGGACAACTGCTGTCGTGCTACACCTCGGCCCCGGTACTGCTTGACGAGTACAAGCCTCACCGCATGTCGGAGACACGGCTGGAGGGGTTCCGCAGCTTGCTGCGGGATGCCTACAACGGCAAGGCTTCTCTGCGCGGCGGTGGCGCGGGGGCAGGTGCTGGCCAGCGCAACCAGGGCTGGCGCAACCTGTCGGCCACCTACATCAAGGCCCCAGTGATCTTCATCGCAGAGGCGTTGGAGACTGAGACCGCAATCTTGGAGCGCTCGGTGCCTGTCACGTTCACTCGCCGCCGTGGGCGCGGAGACACGTTCTCCAAGTTCACCAAGGTGCAAGAGAACAAGGACATTCTGGCTTCCTTGGGTCGGGCGCTGGTTGAGGACATCTTGGCCACCGCCTCCGTCTCGGAGGTGTCAGCTGAGATGGCCAAGATCACCGCCGAGATGTCTGCCGAGCTGCGCCAGCCCCAGGATAGTGACAGCGCGGAGCTGGCGCGGGCCAGGCGCAACATCACCGAGCGCCCGTTGCACAACACCGCAGTCACAATCTTCGGCCTCGGCAAGTTGCATGCCAAGGTCTTGGAGATCCTGGCCGAGGCCGGTAGCGAGTTTGCAGCCGAGGCAGCCGAATTCCAGGAGCTGCACGATCAGGCGGTGGAGGCGATGAAGGCAGCCCTGCTGGAAGCGTCGGCCACGGCCATGCCAGAGATGATCAAGTTCCTGATCGACGTGGCGGAAATTGCCAAGGGTGGCGAGCTGCTGCGGGCAGAGAGCGCATGCCTGGTGGAGCACAGGGGCGAGCTGTTCCTGCAGGTCGTCCCCCGGCAGGTGTTCAACGGTTACAGGCGCTGGGTTAAGAGTTGCGGGGCTCAGGCGTATTACGCAACCCCGGAATCAGTGATCCACGCCCTGAGAAACTTTGATGGCTACCGTGCGGCGCTATCAGACTCAGAGCGTACCCTGCTTGAGTGGTCTACGCTGCAGGACTACGGAATGACCTCTTGGCACACAAGAGCTGTGCCTTATAGATAAAGTCTGCTGTACCACCTAAAACGGTGGTACAATACCAAAACCCCGCAAGTGGTTACTTGCTGACAAGTCGGAAAGAACGGCTAACACTGAAAGCTAAAATCATGCTGAAACCCGCAAATACTGCTACCGCAAATACTGCTACCACATCCGCAACTTTTGAAGACCAGGACGACGTTGCCGTTGCCGCACCTGCTGCCACCACAGCTGTCGCAGTGGCCAAGCCCCTGGCCCCCTCCGCTGCTGCTCAGTTCAGCTCGGCAACTGACGTGATCAGCTCGCTGAAGAACGCAATGCCTGTCACATTCGACATGTTGATTCCTCTGATCGCAACCAACGGCAACGTCTGCAAACGCTCTGACAAGAAGCCTGTCGGTGATCAAGTTACCTTTGAGCTGATGTCTTGGCAGGATAGCTACACCCTCACACCTGGGGATGATCGCGCTCCAAAAGACCTCATACGCTACAGCGATGACGGCGTTGTATGCAGCGACGGCACCTTGGTGTCAGATCACCTGGCCTACCTGCGCAGCCTCGGTTTCGCCAAGGCTGCGCTCAAGCAGCGTGCAGTGGTTGTTGGCTCCATCATCTCCTGCTCACGCACCTCGGAACTGGACGACGAACTGGTTCAATTTGACTTGTCCCCCCAGAGCCGAGCCTCATTCCTGAACTACGCCCTGGGCTGCGTCAACAAGATCCGTCTGGGCAAGTTGACCTCCGAGCAGGTGACCAAGATCAAGGCTACGGCTGAAGTGGTAAGCATGGGCGGTAACCCATTCACCAAACTCATGTTCAGCGCCGCCTAACCTAGGCGCATGACGCAACCAAGCCCACAGCGCAGCAATGCCCTGTGGGCTTTTTAAGGTCTATATGTACACAATCCTGGACACTGAAACAGCGTCACTGCAATCTGGCGTAGTAGAGCTTGCTCTGCTCCACATCGACCACGAACTCAACGTGCTCGGTGAATTCCACACCAAGGTCAATCCTGAGCGTCCCATTGAGCCCGGTGCATTCGCAGTACACGGCATCTCAGATGCAGACGTAGCAGATGCCCCTACGCTGGCCCAAATCGCTGAACTGGGGGCGGTGACTCACGCCATTGCCCACAACTTGCCATTCGACAGCCGCATGCTGAAGGGCCACCTAAATGCGGAAGCTGGCCTTTGCACCTTGGCGCTGTCGCGCCAGTACCTGAAAGGCACTGCCAACCACAAGCTGGAAAACCTGAAACGCGAACTTGGGCTGCCTGACCAGAAATCTCACAGCGCCCTGGGCGACGTGTACACGACCCTGGACTTGCTGCGGCACCTGCTGCCGCTAGCAGGTGTGCCCCTTGATACCCTGTTCAAGAGGGCGGCTCAGCCGAAGCTGATACATCGAATGACATTCGGCAAGCACAAGGGCTTGCTGATCTCGCAGGTTCCCGCAGATTACCGATCCTGGCTTCTGGGCCAAGAAAACCTCGACAAAGATCTAAGATACACATTGGAGAGATTGAAATGAGCAACTTCGTGCTAATCACGTTGAGCGATAGCGATTACGCCAGACCTCTACGAGAGGCGGCGCAGTACATGGCTCGCATTCTTCCTAGTGCTAGGGTGAGTAAAGACTCTATCGTTGTCGCCACTATCTCACAGTACCTCAAACACAGGCTGGTAGACGAGCGATATATAGACGCCAGTTACGTGCCAAAGGACGTAGCTAAGTTGTCCCGGCATCTGCTGGATTGCGTTACAGTTACAGAGCACAAGGCTATGACTTGGCTCACAAACCACGACGTACAGGTTGTAATTGACCTGCACACCAAACACGTTCACTACCAGTAAGGAGCTGAAATGAGCAACGTATTTGAAACAATCAAAGACTTCAACAAGTTCTACGGGCTGCCCTGTCCTGACGTACCAACACTCAGCGCAGTGCGCGACCCTGATGGGCGCATTCACGGCTTCATCAAGACGGTGGAGAAGGAGCTGTCCGAGGGCTTCGACATTCTGGAAAAGTACGAGGCAGGCTGCTCAGCCCTTGAGATGCTGACTGATTTGGCCGACTGGTACGGGGATTTGGTCGTGTATGCACTCAGCGAAGCTGCTAAGTGGGGTATCCCTAGCGAGAGGGTGCTTCAGGCTATCATGGAGTCCAACTTCAGCAAAAAGCAGGCTGACGGCTCCACACTGAAGGATACCAACGGCAAGGTAGTCAAGGGTCCGAACTTTCAGCCGCCAGAGCCTGCTATTTGCCGGGCAATTATTGATGCGGGGTACAAGCCATGAGCAGGCTTGATAGACCTACTAAGCCTGCCAAGGGTTCACCAATCTGCGACGTTGACGGCACGCCAAGGTCATACGGCCCTATCTCGTCGAGCGTCGTTGACCCCGACCTCGGAAAATGGTCTGAGTGGTTTTGCCTACCTGAAACAGGTGCCCTCTTCTGCACCGACATGTACGAAGTTGAAATCTGCGGCAACGACCGCGTTCTGCGCCCACTGACCAAGGACGGTGGCTGGTGGAAGCCACACCCTGACGCAACTCTCTGGAGGTGCCGCTTCCGGTGGCCCCGTGTCAAAGCCCCTCCCGTCCCGCCAGAAGATCGCGGATGGTCGAATTGGTACAGAGTCGTGTCATCTGGCACGCAGTTCGACCTTGAAAAGTTTGAGGTGCAGTTCTGTGACCCGGCAGGCAACTTCCAGCCGACAGCCGAAACCTCTACCGCTTGGCGGTGCCGGCCTCGCTCCAACTATGCTGGCAAACCAGAATTCAAGACCAAGCAGCACGGCTCGGTGGCAGTGACCACCTCCAGCGGCCAGCAGTGGCAGAGGCTTGACACCTGCCCACGAGGCAGCAAGGTGCAGCTGATGTTCCGCTTCGGCTTGCCTCGCTACGAGGTCTACACAGGCCAGCCAGATGCACTGGCCTGGGCACCGATGCCCGACAGCCCGGAGTGGCTGAAAGACGAATTGTCAAACCAGAACAGGAGCTGAAGATGCCAAGAAGTGATTCGCCCGTTCCACCCAGACCGGGCCGCCCAAAGCCTCCAAGGTATCCAGATGGTCAGAGGCTGCAGTCAGAAGGCAAAAAGTTTGACTCTGGCAAGCCTCGCTGGAGCTTGCTGCCTCGTGGCACGCTGCTCAAGGTCATCCAAGTGTTGGAGGCCGGGGCCGTCAAATACGACGTGGATAACTGGAAGAGCGTACCGGACGCTCGCACCAGGTACTACGACGCCATGAACCGTCACATCGAGGCTTGGTGGGGCGGCGAGAAGCAGGACCCTGAGACGGGCATCCACCACCTGGCGCACGCAACCTGCTGCGCTTTGTTTCTGATCTGGCTTGATGAGCCGGTTGACGGGCCTGCACAGTGACCCGCCGCCCTGTCTTCAGCCGGTCGGCTCTGCCGACCAGGCCTATGGGGCTGCGCGACATGCTGCTTTGGTGGCTGGTCGCTGAAAAGACGGGCATCGGCTTGTGGCTCACGGCTGCAATCGGTGCTCTGATGTTTCTCAGGTTCGTTGGTGAACTGGCCTCACTAGGTCAAGAAGACCAATGCCTGACACTTGTAGCAAGGAGTAAAGATGAAGCCAATAGCCAGAATAGTAACTAGGATGCAAGGGGCAGGTGACGGGCTTATGCTCGGCAGTACGTTTCCTGGTCAGGACTTCTTCAAACCGAACACCGTCTACGAAGTGGAGAGATTCTGCGGCGTAGTGACTATCCGAGAAGTCGGCAAGGCCTGCGGATTCGAGAAAGGTGACGACCCTGACGACAGGCACAGCTTCCTGAAGAGGCTCTTCAACTGGGCCGAGGAGATACAGGTGCTGCTCGTTGCCCGTGGCTCGAAGTTGTTTATGACGCGGGAAGAATTTGATAGAGTACATGAAACTGTGAGGTACGATTGATGAAAGTTCTAGTTGATGTAAGCAGTCTAATCAAGACCTGCCTGTACGCCGGAAAAGACCCAGAAGCGATTCTGGCGTCTGACGGCTCTCAAGTAAGCTCTGCGCGATGGGGTTACGACAACACGGTCAACTCCCTGGTGGCCACCTTGGACTACCTCAAATGTGTGCCATCCGACATCGTGTTTGCTGTGGAGGGGTTTCACAGCAAGTCCCGTCGCCAGCACATCGACAAGGGGTACAAGCAGGACGCGAAGCCGAAGGCTCCTGAGATGTTCGAGCAGTTCAATGAGGCCAAGGTCCTGGTGCTTGGGGCTTTCCGCAGGTTGGGCTCCATTCAGGTGACCCAGGACGGCGTGGAGGCTGACGACATTATCGCCTGGTTCTGCACCCACACCAAAGAGGACACCGTCATCGTCTCGAATGACGGCGACCTGTGCCAGCTGCTGGGGCCCAATGCTCACGGCGCGAACATCGCCGTCTACCGGACGCACGGCGTGCAGCGCGAAAACCCTTACGGCGAGTTCTCGCCCAAGAACATCCTGGTCTACAAAGCCACGGTCGGGGATTCGTCCGACAAGATCAAGGGTGTGCCCGGCTTTGGCCCAGCCAAGTTCCAAGCCCTGCTGGAGCGCTTCGGTGACGACGGCCTGACTGAGCTGCGCCGCCTGGGCGACGAGGGCTCGCTGAGGGAGCTGTACGAGCAGGCCAGCACCGAGCCGCTGGTCCAACGCCTGGTGGACGGTGAGGAAAACTACCTGACCAGCTTCCGACTGGCCAAACTCTACCCGGAGTGGTGCAACACGCTGCACCAGCCGCTCGTGTGGACACCAGGCATGGTGGCGGGGTCTACTGAGGACCTGCGGCTGAAGAAGTGGGAATCCGCCCGCCGACTGGTCACAGCCGACAAGTGGGAGGCCTTCAAGCCTTGGGCTACTCGCAACATCGGTGGCTGGATGGCCCTGGACATTGAAACCTCCACACCGGACGAGTCGGACGATTGGCTGGCCGCCCAAGATGACAGCAAGGGTGTGGACGTGATCGGCTCGAAGCTGTCTGGCATGTCGCTGACCTTCGGCCCCAACAAGCAGTACACCGTCTACATCCCGGTTGACCACGTTGACACAGACTGCGTGAAGTCGGAAGACCTGCGCGACTTCATCGCGTCGCTGCACGGCGTGACGAAGGTGATCCACAACACCCAGTTCGAGGGCACCGTCCTGTTCAACGAGTGGGGTGCCGAGTGGGCCGACAACGGGTTCCACGGCTACCTGCCCAATTGGCTGGACACCAAGTTCGAGGCCTCATATGTGGACGAGAACTTCTCACTGGGCCTGAAGAAACTGTCGAAGAGGTGGCTGGACTACAACCAGGTGGACTACGACACGGTCACCACCCTCGAAGGTGAGCCAGGCTCTCTGAAGGGTGGGCGGCTGCTGGGCGAGTTCAAGAAGTGTGTCAAGGAGGCGGTGACGCGGGTGGCGACGCAGGAGGATGTGATCTGCGCCGACGAGTTTGGCCTCGACGAAGTACACCTTGGCGACACCATCGAAGTCAGCCCCGCCGAATTCGTGATGGTCGAACGCCGCCAGTACAAGATGCGCGAACTCAGCGCCCAGCACGTCTTCGACTACGCCTGCGACGACACGGTCACCACTGCAGCCCTGCACAATTTCTTCAAGCTGATCATGCAGCTTGAGGGAACTTGGCAGACCTATCTGGACGTGGAAATTTCCGCCTCCTACCTGCACACCCAGTCGTTTGTTCAAGGCGTTCCAATTGATTTGGCCAAGTTGCAAGAGTTGCGTGAGATTGACGACAAGACCTATGACGAGGCCTGGGCCAAGCTCTCCGCCTACCTGATGACCAAGGGCTGGGATGGCTGCCTGCCGCCAGTCTACGACGGCGAGCCCACGCCGAAGCAGATCAAAGAGGCCTTCACCATCGTGACCGGCGAGGAGCTGGAGACGGCGGTACGCAAGCTCGACCGGCTGGCCGACGCCGTGGAAGCAGGCGGAAGCCTGGCGATGGCGGAGCTGATCCGCAACCGCGACTGGGAGTCGTTCAAGACCTTGGTGCTGCAGCACTTCGACGGCCAGCCGAAGTTCAATCCAGGCTCTCCGAAGCAGATGCAGCGCCTCTTCTACGAGGTCATGGGCCTGCCGGTGCGGGTGTTCAACGCCCCCACCGCCACCATGCGTGCTAAGGGCATCAAGCAGGGCACACCACAGACGAACGAGCTGGCCGTCAAGTATGCGATGCTTGAGGCTGGGCCGGAGGAAGCCGCTGCGCTGGAGGCAATCCGCCTGATGAAAATGGTGAGCACTAGGCGAGGCCTGTACTACGACACCTACCCGTACTTCGTACACTGGAAGACTGGGCTGGTACACAGCTCACATAACCAATGTGCCACGAACACTAGACGAGCATCCTCCGCAAAGCCTAACGTACAGCAACTCGCTAAGCACGAGAAGGTGAAAGGATTTGCGGCCAGGTTCCGCGAAGTAATCTCCCCGCACAAGAAGGGCGCTGTGGTGGTATCTATGGACTTCTCGTCCCAGGAGATCCTGCTGCTGGCCGAATGGTCTCACGACCCTGTGCTGGAGCTTGCCTTCACTGGCGACCCACCGCTTGATATGCACAGCAAGACTGGGGTCGGTATCTGGAACCGCACCAATGAGCCGCTAACTTATGAGGAGTTTAAGACTATAGTTGATAACCAGTCGCACCCACTACACAAGAATATCAAGAAAGCGAGAGCTCTAGGTAAGACTGTGAACTTCGGAGCACTCTACCGTATGGCTGCTAAGAAGGCTGCCTCTGTGATGCTAGTTACTGAAGAAGAGGCGCAGGCGAGTTTGGACGCAAAAGCGGAGGCCTTCCCTGTGTCCGAGGCTTGGGCGCTGAGAGAGATGGAGATCGTCAAGGAGGCCGGGATCAGCAAGACCCTGCTCGGGGCGGTACGCCACCTCGGGCCAGCACTCCTGTCGGAAGACAAATACGAGGCTGTAAAGGCGGAGCGACAAACCTTGAGCTTCAGAATTCAGGGTTCTGCCGCTGAAATGACCAAGCAGGCTGAGGGTGCCATGTGGGACATGGGTCTAGTTCAGAAGTATGATTGCAGAGTGTACTTTCCCGTGCATGATGAAGTGGTAGCTTCTGTTGTTGTTTCAGACTTAGAGCCGTTCCTACTAGATATGCACAAGGCGATGGTCAGGCCCTACGCTAACATGCGGTTGCCGATCCGGTCTTCTGTATCGTTCGGCCCGTCGTTTGGGGAGCAAATCGAAGTGGGCAACGTGGGCACACCAACCCTTGAGGAGATTCGCGCAGCCGTGGCGAAGTTGTGATAAGATGGCAGCTTGAATCTTGAACTCAGGCTGCTGCAACAGTATTAGTTCAGGGTTTACTCCCTGCGGGTTCGATTGGAGGTGTTGCAGCACCGACTTTCGAGCCCGTTTTCTTTTGGAGATCGAAATGCCAGATACAGCTGACACAGACGGAGCTAAACCAAAAACTGCCGGTGAAGCTGACACCTCAGAAGCAGGCATGCAGGCGTACATGCTCAAGCACTTCTACTTTTGCGAGGCTATTAAGGGGCTTCGTGTCAAGGAGAAAAGGCACTTCAACGGCAAGGAGGTCGGAGAGCCAGCCGGAAGTCCTACACACTACGGATACCGACAGATAAATGTGTTCGGTAGACCGCACCTAGAGCACAGACTTGTATGGCTGATGTGTAAAGGGCACATGCCAACCCTAGAGCTGGATCACGCTGATCAGGATAAGTTGAATAACCACATCTCCAACCTTAGAGAAGTGACACGGTCACAGAATAGCCAGAACAAGGGTAAGCAGAGTAACAATAAATCCGGCAGAGTAGGGGTTCACAGGTCCGTAGACAGGTGCGGTAACGCATCCTGGATAGCCCAGATATGGGTAGACAATAAATATCGGAGCAAGACTTTCAGCTGTAATAAGTATGGCGAGGACAGTGCCAGGGATCAGGCCCTCTCTTGGAGAAGCCTGGCAGAACTCAACTTACACACTCACAGACCGACACAACCCACGGAGCAGATATGAGCATCAAACCCCAGCTGGCAAGTAATTACGAAGAAGGTAACATCCAACTACCTACCTTCGCCCAGCCCAAGATCGACGGAGTGCGAGGCCTCAACCTAGACGGTAGGCTCGTCGGACGCAGCCTCAAGGCCTTTAAAAACAAGGCTCTGACGGCCAAGTTCAGCCAACCAAAGTACCAAGGTCTGGACGGTGAGCTGGCCCTTGGTGATGAGACTTCAAGCTCTCTGTGCCGAGACACCACCTCCGCCGTCAACACGATCACAGGCCCCTCCGAAGGTGTCGTGTGGCACGTATTCGACCTTGTGACCGAGGAGACGATTAAGTTGCCGTACTACGAGCGGTACAAGCTTCTGTGTCAGCGAGTGGAAGAGCTGGACGAGAATTGCATCAAGCTTGTGCCCTACTTCAGGCTCAATTCCTCATCTGAGGTCGAGGAATACGACGAGGAGAACTTGGCTGATGGCTACGAGGGCACGATCCTGCGCAACCCTAACTCCCTGTACAAGGAAGGTCGGCCAGGCAAGAAAGAGCAACAGCTGATGCGAATTAAACGGTTCTCAGACTCTGAAGCCCTGGTGTTGGCAGTTGTCGAAGGTCGGACAAACCTGAACGAAGCTGTGGTCAACGAGATTGGCCGCTCAGAAAGAAGCTCTCACGCCGAGAACCAAGTTCCGAACGGCATGGTCGGATCGCTGACATGCAGAGACTTGGAGTCTGGCATGACGATCACAGTCTCCCCAGGGGAGATGGATCACATTGAACGCAAGTTCTACTTCGACAACCAGCAGGAAATTGTCGGCAAGACGATCACCTACAAGAGCTTCAAGAAGGGTGTGAAGACCTTGCCTCGGTTCCCGACATTCAAGAACATCCGCAGTGCGGAAGATATGGAGCAGAAATGACCGGTATCCCACCGCCAGAAACGGACTGACCGTGGTAAACTTTGCGACAGGGCGTTCCCGCACCGGCTGTCGCAAAGCCTTGCAGTGCGGGAGGGTCTTGACCTTCTGGGCTGAATCGGCGTGTTGCGACCACACCGTTTCGGCCCTTTCTTTTGGAGAATCGAATGCAATCAGTAAAGTTAGTATGGGCTACACCTGAAATTGACAGGCACCTGGCGTACATCGCCCGTGTGAGCAACCCTGAGAACCAGGAAAACGAAAACATCGTGGGACTTCTGCGCTACATGCTGCGCAACGGCCATGTCAGCCCGTTCGAGATGAGCCACATGTGCGTGGAGATCAACACCACACGAGACATTGGCCGACAAATTCTGCGCCACAGATCGTTCTCGTTCCAGGAATTTAGTGGCCGCTACCAGTCCTATGACAAACTTCCGGCAGCCGAGTTTCGCGAGTGCCGACTGCAGGATGCCAAGAATCGGCAGAACAGTCTGCACACAGACGACGCTGAGCTTGCTGAGCAGTGGCACTGCCGCCAAGGTGTGCTGCTGGCAAAGGCTCAGCAGACCTACCAGTGGGCACTTGATCACGGCATCGCCAAGGAGCAGGCCCGCGCGGTGCTGCCGGAAGGCTTGACACCATCCCGCCTGTACATGGTGGGCAGCCTGCGCAGCTGGATTCACTACCTGAAGTCCAGGCTCGACCCGTCCACGCAAAAAGAGCATCGCCTGATCGCCGCCGAGGTTCAGGCGATTCTCCGCGAGCTGGCTCCAGTGGCTGCGGAGGCTGCCGGTTTATGAGCACTTCAGCAAACCGTGGCAAGGAAGCGGAGACCCTTGTCAAAAAGCGGCTGGAGGTGTTGGCCAAGTCCTCCAACGTGGCCTGGCACCGCCCACCGGACATGCGCTCCGGCAGCTTCCAGCCAGCCCTCTGTGACTTCATCCTCTTGCAGGAAGGGCAGCTCACCTTGATCGAGGTGAAGCAGACTCAGCACGATTACCGCTTGCCGCACGGCAACCTCAGCACCGAACAAGTTGGTCGTATGCGGGTCTGGGAGATGGCAGGAGCTAGGTGCTATATCCTGGTTTACCACTCAGGTATTAAGCAGTGGCGCATGGAGGATGTGGGCTACTTCTCTGAACGTACAGGCGGCTCATGGGACTTGAGGCCACTGTCAACACGAAGACTTGAGGAGATATTGCTATGAGTGAAGCGAGTAAAAAGGTCCCAGAGCTGCCGGTAAAATTGGGGAGGTACTATGGGCAGTAAAATTTTAAGCGAAGCTGACGGAATTGGCCGGGTATTCCACAGGCTGACTGTACTAGGCTGGGCAGGTAAGACCAAACGAAACCACAGGCTCTGGAGGTGTGCTTGCTCCTGCGGACGTGAGCACATAACCGAAATGTACCCACTCACAGCCGGACTTGTTAAGTCCTGCGGTTGCTATAAGGTTGACATGGCTGGTTCGCATTCTATAACCCACGGCGCTGCCTCAATCAAAAGTGACCCTGAAGCCCGCAGAGTTTACCGAGTGTGGACTGGTATACGAAAACGCTGCCTGAGTCCTAAATCCAAAGCATACGCAGACTATGGTGGTAGAGGGGTAACGCTATGCGACGAGTGGCTTGATTTCAGCAATTTTATCCGTGATATGGGCCCCAACTCTGAAGGTATGACAGTAGAGCGTATTGATGTGAATAAGGGCTATGAACCTGGAAACTGCAAGTGGTTGCCGCTCAGTAGACAGAATGAGAACAAGCGCAACACCTTACGAGTAACTTACAGCGGTAAAGAGTGGTGCTTGAAGCGTCTGTGCGAACATCTTGAGGTGCCATACGGCAGAACATTCAAAAGGTTACGCAGAATGTCCTTAGCGGAAGCCCTTGACCTGCCCGACACCTGTGAGATAAGCCTAGTTAACAGGGGTACACAATGCTAACTGTCCTAAACGACTGCCACCTTGGAACTGTACGTTCCGCTGGAACGACACCAGTCACCCGACAAGCTCTAAGAGAGAGACTTCTAAGCAAGTTCAAGAACTTGCTCCCTGAGCAGGGAGACCTACTGATAGGGGGAGACCTTTTCGATGCCACCCACATTGCAGCCTCTGACCTGTTCGCGGTGTACGGAATCCTGACTCGTTGGCTGACTGCCAACCCTGACAGCTTCCTGTACAACAGCCGAGGAAACCACGACTGTGCGAGCTCAAGCAACGTGATGTCAAGCTTTGACCTGCTTGGTAAGCTGTTGACAATGCACTTTCCTAATCGGTACGTGCATATAGATAAGCCGACAGCAACACCTCACGGCTATGTCATCCCGCATATGCCAAATCAGGTGCTGTTCGATGACGCGATTGCAGCTGTACCTGAATGTGATTTCCTGTTTGTGCATTGCAACATCAGCAACTGCTTCGCCGCACAGTCTGATCACAGCCTAAACCTCAGCTTAGAGCAGATCGCTGCGTGCAAGGCCAAGCAGATTGTCTGCGCTCACGAGCACCACGGAAGAACACTTGGTAAGGTTACCGTCACAGGCTTGCAGACACCTTCCAGTGTGTCAGACCTACTCAGCCCAGGAGACAAGCAGTATGCTGTGATCCGAGACGGCAAGCTCACCTTGCACACCTGCGCCCGCCGCGCCGACGAGTTTGCCGAGATGCCCTGGAACGACCTGAAGCCCAGCGCCGCGCCGTTCATCCGCATCAGCGGCGAGGCCACGGCAGCTCAGGCCTCTGAAGCCCTGGCCGCAGTCGCCGCCTACCGGCGCACGTCGGAAGCCCTGGTGGTGGCCAATGCCGTCAAGGTTCAGGCAGCTGAAGGTGCCGACTTCGAGGATGCAGTGGCAGACATGAAGGGGTATGATGTCATGTCCATGCTCCGGGAAGTCCTGGAGCCGAATGAAGTGAAAATTTTGGAGGGGTTGAAGTGAAATTTTGCAAAGACTGTAAGCACCTGCGACTTTTGTATTGGTGCCAGCACCCAAAACTAGGCATCAACACCGTGACAGGTGGGCCACAGTCGGCGCGTGCCGACGAGATTCGCGGAACGCAAGGTCGCTGCGGAAGCGACTGGACTAGGTGCGGCCCAGAGGCTATCTGGTTCGAGCCCAATATGCGCAGTAGGTTTGTCACATGGCTCACTCAAAAGTGATAGCCTACTGCACCAACTGCCGGCACTACCAGCCTCCGGCAAAGTCACACGGGGCTGGCCAGTGTCTGGCAGTATCCTTGCCCGCCATCACCGCCAGGGCTCAGGCCTGCGGCACCTTCGGCCACCTGTTTGAGGCAGCTCCTTTGCACGCTGCGCACCCAAGGATGGTAAAAGGGCCAACAAAGAAGAGGAAATCACCGTGAACAGCGTATCGCCACACAGTTACTTCGCCTACCCGGAAGCCTTCGTACCTGGAGCTGCCATGCTCGTCAATGCAGCATTTGCCACTGTGGGCTGGGGCATCAGTGACCAGACGCTTGGCTTATGACACCGGCTACTGAGCCTGTTGAGCAGTGCAACTGCGCATCCTACTATCTGTCGTACCACCCAGACACGATTACGCTTGTGTTCAGAATCATCCGACCGGTTACCCGCATCAGACCCGCCAGAGAGCGACTACTACCATGACACCTTCATTCGATACCTCCACACTTTACTGCCAAACAATAAAAACTACTGTGCATGGGTGGGTGTACGTTTCGCGTGAGTTCAGAGACGTAGGCCGTAACATCGTGCCGCTGATCGGACTTGTGCTGTGACACCAGCCTACTCCGTAACTAGCCAGAGCTACAGCTCACACTACATACAGTATCCGCTAGATGGCTGCGACGCGCAGGCGCTGGTGTATGCAGGCATACGAGAAGTGTTCTTGAAATCACCATTAAGATGGACTTTACTACAATGGCACCAGCCCACTTCAGCCTCGGCTGTTTAACTAATCCGCACTGCTTCCCTTACTTCATAGTCAAGGCTAAGAGGGTAGTCTGGGCCGCGCTAGACAGCATCCGACACAACACACCAACCAAAAGCCGCCTACTCTGATGATCAAAACCTTAACACTCACCAACTTCCGCAAGCACCGAGACCTGCATATCGACTTTGCCCAGGGTCTTACGGTTCTGGCCGGGGACAACGAGGCAGGCAAGTCCTCCGTGCTGGAGGCCCTGCTCTACGCTTGGGGCGGCAGCCGAGCGCTGCCGCGCTCGCTGGATGCCACAGTCACCTATGGCCAGCCCGTCAGCAGCCTGAAGGTGCAGCTGACCTTCGAGGTTGGCGGCGTGCTGTACACCCTCACCCGCTCCAAGGCCGGCGCTGAGATGATGGGCGGCGGGGCACTATCGGTCGGCCAGACGGAGGTGACAGCGGCTGTCGAGCGGCTGCTGGGTGCCCCGGTGGCCACGCTGAGCCGGCTGCTGGTGGCCAGGCAAACTGACCTGAAGGGTGTGGCCGCCGAGGGCGCTGCAGCCGTCAAGCTGATCGAAGAGCTTGCCGAACTCGGCGCCATCGAAGACTTGGTCGAAAAGGTGCAGGCCCAGTTGCCATACGGCTCTACGAAGGCGGCGCTCGAAAAGCTCGAAGCTCTGCGCCAAGAACGCGCCCCGGAGCTGCCCGACTTCTCGCCTGAGCTGAAGCAGGCCGAGCTGGAAGCTGCGCTGGCGGCAGCCGAGGCCAGCGAGGGGGCGGAACTTGAGCGCGAGGCGCTGGCCGAGTTGCTGGATGCCCAGGCGGCTGACATGGCACACCAGGCAGCCAAGTCTGAGCAGGCGCGGCTGCAAGCCATTCTGGCCCTGCCGCAGACCAAGCCCCTGGATCACTCTGCCACTCCTGTCGAGCAGATCATCGCTGCGCGGACGGAGCAGGCTCGGCAGGTAGAGCTGCGCAACGCTTGGGCGGCGTGGACCAACTTGGCCGTGGTCCCTGACCCAGGCCCGATGCCAGTAGTTGACCACGGCGCACCGGAAAAGCTGCAGGCGCAGCTGCGAAACCTTGGGTACTCACGCCCACAGATAGAGAGCCATTGCGAACATTGCGGCAGCCCGTTGGAACCGCCTACAGCTGAAATACTGGCCAGAGTGGCCGGAATTGACGCTGAGATGGCTAAGCTGCGAGCAGAGCACCAAGCAGCAGTGGCCGCAAGAGCTGAAGCCGTGGCTGCCCAGACTGCCTGGTGCTCTGCACAGGAGAACTGGAAAACCTACCTGCACAAGCTTTCGCTGCTCAGTCGCTACGTGCAGGACGGAGCCTGGGTCGGCGGCCCAGTCTCGTCAGAAGTGGACACCACCAACTACGACGTGATGCTGAACAACGAGCTGCGCAAGCAGCGCGAGGCTGCTCAGATCGAAGAGCGCATCAAGCTGGAGTCGGTGCAGCGGGCCCAGGCCGAGAAAGATTTGGCACGGCTGGTTGTGCCCCCAGCCGTCACCGACCTGGACAACCTGTCGAAGCACGCGGCGCTGCGCAGCAGCCAGGCGCGAACCTTGGCCAAGGTCGCGCAGTCGGCTGCGGACGGGCTGCGAGCCAAGCAGGCGGCAGCCAGAGACCTGGAGACCCAGTACAAAGTACAGATGGCCACCTACCAAGCCGGGCAGGCGCAGTTGGCCGAACTGACGCGCACCGTCAGCGAGATGGACACGAACAATGCCCTGATCAAGAAGTTGCGCCAGGCCCGCCCCGTGCTGGCGGCGAAGTTGTGGGCCGGCCTGCTGGCGGCCATCAGCCGCACGTTCAGCGAGCTGCGCGGTGTGCCTTCGGTGGTGGGCCGGTCTGCCGATGGGTTCGAGGTGGACGGCAAGCCTGCCTCCGACCTGAGCGGATCGACACTTGACATCTTGGGACTTGCCGTTCGCATCAGCCTGATGCGAGCATTTCTGCCTGGTGTCGGCCTGCTGATTCTGGATGAGCCGGCTGCGGCTATGGATGCAGCCCGCGAGGAGCGGCTGCTGGCAGCACTTGCCACACTCGACTTCGGCCAGGTCTTGATGGTTTCACACGGCGACACTGCGAAAGCTGTTGCCGGTAGCGTAATTTTGTTACAAGGAGTCTGAGATGTCGTGCGAAAACTGCAACTACGACTGTGACCAAGGTCGCAGGTGTTCTGGCCGTGTGCTGGGCGGCCCCTGGTACGGGTTGGTCGCAGCTGTGGCCATCACCTTCTTCATTGGCTGGGTTCTGGCTCCGCTGGTGGCGCGGGCGCTGACTGGGTGGCGGGTGTAGGCCAGGCCTCTTTCAAGGTTTGGACGTCGTTCGCGTGGCCCTGAGCAAGGCTCTCCATTCGGACAACTTCAGTTGCACAGTCTCCGAATACGGTTTCGAGGGCAGAGGTGTAGTCAGCTCCGGGGCTGACGGGATCACCGGGCAAGGACTCCCGTTCGGCTCGATAACGGGCAAGGTCGCTCCGCAGCCCGTCAACATCACGCTCAAGAGCAGAATTTTGGCTCTGCCAAAATCGCTGGCGCTGGGCTGCGGTACGCGAAGCTGCATCTTTTTGACTTTGGAGACGGGTGGTTTCGGCATTTGCATTCTCCAGGGCGCGAAAATCGCGCTTCAGGTGATCGGTTGACAGGCTGGCCAAGGCCAACTCATATTTTTGGGCTTGGTACTTCCACACCCCGCCGCCAGCCAGCAAGGCCGAGATCAGACACAGAATCAGGTAGGGCATGCTGCTCTCCTGGCCGACGAATCGTCGGCATCCTCCACCTCATCGGGTGCCGGCTTCGGGGCTGGCGGCACGAATACCGACTTCTCACGCGCCCGGCGCGAGCGGGCTCTGGACTCAGCCGGGTCGAGGAGGGCCACCAGCTCTCCAGTGTCAGTTTGTCTCAGTCCAAGTTGTTGCGCCCAGTGCGATGTGTTCATGCTCAGGCCTCCGACTTGCTGAACTCGCCTGGCTCTGCCACGGCAACCTGGGCCAACCCTTCGCCGGCAGGTGCTCGCCAAAACTTGACGCGCTGGGTCGGGAACCAGCTCTCGCGCACAGCGTCACCCTGGTTGCCTCCCAGCAGCCTGACGGACTTGCCGTCGCGGCTGATGCCGGTCACGATGGCAACGTGGCCACCGCCTTCACGGGTCAGCACGGCCACACAGCCCTGAGCCGGGTAATTCAGCGGCTCGCCCCAAGTGGCCCAGGCCAGCGCTGAGCTGTATTTGGCGGGGAACGGCAGGCCGGCCTCCTTGCAGACTCTGGCCGCGAACGCCCCACACCAAGGAAGCTTGGAATCGTCTTGCCCGTACTCGCCCCAGAACCACTTGCCACCGGGCAGCGAGAGCCAAGTGTCCTTGATCCAGGCATTCACGCCTGGGCCGGGCACCTCGCGCTGGCCAATGTAAAGCATGGCGACTTTGATGAGTTTACTCATGGCGCAGTACCCTTCTGTGATGGCGGAATTTGATGGCGTTCTTGGCAGTGCCAACCGCGTACACAGCGACACCCACGGCAAGGATGGTGACCGGCCTCTCCGGGCACGGGCTGTCGCTGAGCAGTGACAATGTGCTGCCCATGCAGGCGGCTGACAGCCCAACCCGCTGAAGCAGGTTGTCGGAGAATTCTGGATGCAGCACGCCGACCAGGGCCAGCACCGCTGTAGTGGCTAAGGCAAAGTCGAACATCATGCACCCCACTTCCGCTTAATAGCCTCTACAATGTCACCGGCCTGTGTGGCCTGTATCACCTCATAGCACTTGGCCATGATAGCCATTCCGAATAGACCGACAAGAAAGCCGATTAGGCCTTCGGCGTCGGGCTTGCCTACCCACAGCGCGGTCGGAGTGGAGCCGTAGTAGCTTAAAGCAGCACCACCCACGCACATGCTGGCCCGTTCAAACAGTGAGCCCTTGACGAAGCGCAGGCTCACGACAGAGCCAAGCACCCCGGCAAGTATTTTGGCGGTCGGCAAATCAGGCTCAGCCATTCTCAGCGCTCCAAGGAATACCGAACTCGTCGGCAGCCAGTACCCGAAATCCAGGCTGCTGCTCGGCCCACTTGTACAGGTCACCAGGAGACGTGTGCCAGGCGTCAGCAAGCTTGAACGCCTTGGCTATCACCTCGCTACAGAAATCCCAAGGTGTACTGACACGAAACGGCAACAAGAAGCTCAGCAAGTCTGGCCACCCGTATGGGGTGCCTATCCGGCTTCTGATGTAGGCGACGGCCTCAGACGAGTCGCCGTCGAACTCCACAATCACCCAGCGCTCAGGGGCAAGTGCCCGCCACGCAGCCCGCACACCCTTGTCGCGTAGCGAGGACGACAACACCTCAGACCAGGCAGGCCACATGCTGGCCACCAGTTCGACGTGCGAGAACTGACTGCCGGTGACCCAGCAGATCAGCCAGTCCCCGATCAAGGACTTGCGGTTCTCGGACTTGCGGCCCTTGTAGAAAGCCAGTCTGGTCTTCTTAGTCATAGCTTGCTCGCAGTGATAAAGAGTTGATCAAGTTGAGCAGAGGTCATGCCCAGTGCGGTGGCCAAGCCTATTAGGGCTGGGCGGTAGCGGTCAAACTCGTTGCTGTCGTCCCACTCGATTTGAACCATAGCCCGCATGGCGGCGTTGGGTATCGCATCAATCGCTGGCTGAACCTGGCTCAGCAGCCCAGCCAGCAGCAACGCCTGTCGAGCTTGGCGACGGGTCACGCTGGCTGGAGCAGGTGGGGGCGGGCTCAGGTCAGCGGTCTCCAGTGCGAGCAGGAAGTCTGCCTCCGCGCCGAACGTGTAGAACACGGTTTCCTGCCCACCGAAGACGCGCCGGGGCGTAGCCGGGGTGACTTTGTACGCATCCCAGCCCGCGATGGGCCAGGGCGCATTGACATGCCAGCCTGGCAGCTCGGCTGCTGGTGTGGTCTCGGTTGGCTGAGCGAACAGCTTGCCGATCACGTCCAGCGGGCCGAGGTCTCGGGGCGGTTGTGTGATGATTTCGTCGCTCATTGCAGCACTCCTGGAGTTGTGATCGCGGACAGTTCGGCACTGGTCATGGCGCGTGGGTATAGCTCGGTGCGCTGGATAAGGCCTGCCCAGGTTGATGACCCGAGGCGGTTGACGGGTGGCATCGTGCCCACGGTGTCCAGCGTGCTCAGCGTGCCGTTTGTGGCGAGCTGCATGCTGTTGGTGGTGTATGCGTAAGCGGTTGTAGCTGGGGTGACCGAGAACGCACTGGCCACGGCTGATGCTTGGGTAGTGCCCGCATTGACCGTGGAGCCGGTGGCAGCGCCGGTTGACGCTGCGCTGCTGATGGCGTGGCGGAAATTCGATGACCCGGAAAAGTCCAGCGCGGCAGCTACTCTGGCCGCTGACCACACCGCATCCTCAACACTGGCTCGCACCAGCAGCGTGCCCTCGGCTGGGCTGATGATTGCGGTGGTTGAGTAAGTCCAGGTCTGTGCGCCGCGAGTCACGGCGGCGGTGGTGGTTGGGATGTAGGGCAGCAGAATATCGCCAGCAGCTACATGCACGCGGGTGGCGAGGATGGCTGCGCCTGAAGGGCCAATCCCGAAGCTGGAGGGGTAAATATAAAGCCCGATTGAGGTCGTGCCGACTGGAACCTGCGCTGTAATGCGAATCAGCGTGGGCACCGTGGTTGACAGCCCGGCTATGTCGATATTACCTTGGGCAGTCGCCGAAACACTACCCGGCCCAGATATGACGACAGCCGACTGTGTAGGCCACGTGCCACCAGTCACATTCCTGATACCTACCATCCCAGTTGTACATCCTGACCACTGGTCGCCCATTAGCGCGATAGTCGCTGTATACGCTGTTATTGCTGTCAGCGCCGCAAATGAGACTGCTTGCAGTGCCGCTGCGTAGCTTGTAGAGTCTGTACGAGCAATTCTCCAAAACGGAGCACTGGCTGCCCAGAGACGCTTGGTAACTGCAACACTAACCATAGATTTCGACCAGCTTGCATGCCCCAAGTTCTGCGACTGCAAAATCAAGTTGGTGTCAGCAGGGTACTGCAACAGACCAACGCACTCACCACGGCTGTTGTGCTGGTACGCCAACTCGTTCGCAGCAGCCGTCAGCAGCGGGTTGGCGTACTGCGTGATCGGCACGTCAGTAGTCGGCACGTAGTCGCCATCAAAATTGTGTTGCAACTGAGCTGCGTAGACCTCGATGCCGGAGGTGCCGTCTCCGGTGTAGCTGGCCCCGGTCGCGCTGAGCGTGGCACCGCTATCTGGGTAACCAATAATCGTCGGCTCCCAGTCTGTGCCCGCTGCTGCACTGGTCATCACGAGATTGCACCAGTACAGCCCGCCGCCCAGCGTGTGAGCCTCGACAGAGTGACTGGTGTAGCCAGCACCAAACGTGCTGGCAATTGTGGTGCCCGCAGTCAAATCAAACGCGGCGGCTGCACGGCCAGTTGTGCGATCCGCAATGATAGCTTTGGTGTACGTCGCCGCTTTGCACAGAAACCGCACGCGGTATGTCTGGCTGCCGAGGTTTGTACTGGTAGTCAGCTCCCCCAGGGCGTGCTGCCCAGCTCCGGCAGCTGCGATGACCGTTGAGCCTACAAGCCCGCTCTCGTCAGTCACCGCCGCAGGTGCAACCAGGCCGGTCTTTACCCAGCTTGCATGGCCGAAATCGGCGCTCCGCACAAACAAGTTCTCAGCCACTTTCACCGGCACCGGCCCAAAGTATGTCATCTCTCCGGCCCGCGAAACCGTCCAACCAGCAGCCGTCAGCGCGGCGGCAGTGGGTTTTTTCGTCCAGTCAACCGACAGTGATGGCGTAATTGCTGGGCGCTGGGTCACTGCACTGATCAAGGTGGTGGCAGCTGCGGTTGCGGCAGTGCCTGCTGACGTTGCCGAGGTGGCAGCGGAGGTGGCGGATGCAGCGGCTGCGCTGGCGGATGTGGCAGCAGCACCTGCTGAAGTCGCGGATGCTGTGGCCTGCGAAGATGCAGTCGCCACATGGGCAGCCGCCAGCGCAACTTGGGCCGCGCCTGCGGCTGTGGTCAAACCAACCTGGTCAGCGGCTGACGACGCACTGCTGGCAGCCGCACCCGCCGAGGCCGATGCCTCTCCAGCCTTGGTCACCGTGTTCGCTGCCACGGCTACCACCTGCGCAAGTGCTGGGACAAACCTCGTTCGGTGGCCGCCACCGTCAAGTCCGGTGGTCGCGTTGGAGTCGTCGGTGACGGTCGAGCCGTCACCACCCACTGAAGGGGAGAATGTTACGCTGCTCACAGCAATTCCTTTACGGTGAATGAGGTCTGGTGGGCCTCAAAATATGGTTGGTCGAGTGGGCTCAGCTCCTGCAGACGACCGAGAAATGAGCGCCTAATCAGATGCTGCACATCCGCCTGATCCCAGACGAACAGCACCTCCTTGTCGATACCGGCAACGCGTTGCATATCGAATGCACGCATCATGGCCTCGTAAGTGCTCATGTTCTCAAGTCTGAAATTAGCGACGCGAAACGGTGCCTTATAGTCGAAATACTCTGTCCCGTCCCAGGCTTCTTCCACCTCAGTGCGGCTGTTGTAGCCTAACCCAGCACCGTAGCTCATATTCAGGGTCGGTACCCAGGCCTCTGACAGAAACATGCGACCTATCTCCACGTACCCTGCCGGGTTGGTGGAGTCGAAAACCTCTACCTTCCAGTAGCGGGCATAGGTAGTCGAAGTAAGGATGTGAATGGCGTTCCAGTAGAAGCCGGCCAAGTCCTCTGCGTCAGGCTTCCCGTTCCAGAAGTTGTCGTCTTGCCACTCAAGCTGGAGTGAGTCAAGCGGTGGCCAGACTTCCAGTGTCCCGCTGTCGTAGGCCAGGTTCGTGAGCCCGGCATCGAGGTATCCGCGCAGGCGCCAGGTTGCGTTGGCGGAGAAGTTGTGGCGGCAAAGGGACACCACGCTGATCGAGTAGCCCTTGTCCAAGGCTGCCACAAACTGAGTGGCAGATGTGCTGGCTGAGGACGACCGACCCACCTTGCTCAGGCGACGGTCTTTCAGGTTGTTGAGCGGCAACGTGCTTGCCCAGGTGCCGCCTGCCAAGGTGGCACCGTCTACCCGGTTACGGTAAGCAAGCAGCGCATTTGCCAAGTTCAGCCCCAGAGTGAGAGTTCGGCTCGCTTTGACCGGAGGTCTAAAGTCAAGCCCGTGATGAGCAGCAGTTTACCTGCCTGCAACCCGAAGCGAGGGAAGGTAACGCGGACGACCTGTCCAATATCGAGGGTTGTGGCAAGTTCCGACTCCCAGCGGACGGTGGCGGTGTACGTGCGGCGCTGGATTTTGAATAGGCTCAGCAGGCGGCTGGCTTCTGCCTGCGCATCCGACTCGGAGGTCAGTGCGGTCGTCCTTTGAAGCTCTCTGGCATTGGGGTATATGCTCTGGGTGTCTGAGTCGGTGGCCACCGCTGTCCGATACTCCTGCGCCAACTCACCGCGCCGAGCGATGGTCACGCTGCCAGCGATGTCACCGTCAGTTTGCACCGTGTAGAGCTTCTTCCACAGCACGCTCACCTTCCAGGTTGGTAAGCCGTTCAGCTCGTCGCTGGCTGTGACCTGCTCCAGCGTCACGATATTGGACGGGCCAAATTCAATGACAGCTGAACCTGTCGGTGCCGCCACGCGAGCGCAGCGCAGCACCCCTGCCTGATCGAACCCGTACCACGCACCAAGTGACTGGGCCACCTCGTCCAGCAGTTGCAGCGCAGTGGTGCCAGACCCAGCCTCAGTGCTCGAATCCTGAAAGTAGAGGCCGCCCAAGGCTGGGTTGGCAGCCTTCAGGGCTGCGATGTCTGAGCTGCTCATCGTCACACCTGCGTCGGTGGCGATAGCGCCCAGTATTTCAGCCAGATATTCGCTGCCGGCTGTCGCATCGCAGGTTACCGTGCCGACGTGATTTGACCCAAGTCTGAACAGGCCTATCGCCGCGCAGGTGCTATAGGAGCCGCTGGGGACTGTAGCAGCTTCAAGCGCAGCCAAGTTTGCGTAGTCGTCGTGAAACGTCAGAGCAACCGCCTTGTCGTATACGGCCTGAATAGAGGCTGAACCTGAGTTCATCTGGAACATTAGCAGACTAGAGTTGACCACAGGAGGGCTTACATTAAACACCTTCCCATACATCCTAGGCTTACGCTGCCCCTTTAGGTCGTCTGCGGTGCCCTCTGCCCCGTTTGGCAGTGCGTTGCTGCCTGCGAATACTGGCAGCGGCAGTGGGTTGCTAAGTTTTTCTTGGTTGTCCTTCACTCTCAGTGTCACAGATCTAAGCGTGACCTCGGCCTGTTCAACAGTGGCCCGCAGCACCAGTGCAAACGTAGAGTACGCAGCCGACTGCTCGCCTACCAGGATTCGGATCGACCGGCCAAAAGACTTGTCCATCAGGAAGTCTAGGCCCCCGTCAGGATTGGCAAGCACCACCTCTCCGTAGCCCACCTGGGTGCTGCCGAACGCTGCCCCGCCAGAGAACAGGTCTCTGCGGACCAGCCCAGGCTGCTGCACACGGGGTTCGTAGTAGGTGTTGGCCGGAGAGTCCGCTGGTGTCGTTGTGTAGCCGGCTGTGGCGTAGCGGTAAACCTCCTCCGCAGCGCCCACGGCTTGATCGGTCACTGTGACTTCGATCAGGTAGATTGTGCTCATCGTGCAAGTTCCATTAGTCGTTGAGATTTTGCGGAGTCTGCTGAGGCATCAGCAATGACCTCCAGGGTCTCGATCTGGGCCTTCCCTACGGCTTGGGCAACGCGGACGTTGGCTGCGGCGTGCTGCTTCAGTTCGGCCACCTCGGCTCGCAGGGCACGCAACTCAGCCACCAGCTCTGAGTTGTCGCCCTGCCCAGAGTAGCCAGCCAGCAGGTCGCGAGTCTGCTGGGCAGAATAGATACGTGCAGCCCCCGTCACCTCAAGTTCTGGGCCGTTCTCGCCTACTAGGCGCATGCCTCCTGCGTGGAAGCCGCCACGGGCGAAGGCCAGCCCTTCCTTACGCCACTGCGCGGCTATTTCAGGGTACGTCAAGGCCAGCGAGGCCATGTCTGATGCGGAGTTGGTGGACAGTGGCACCTTGGTTCCATCGGCCTTTGTCCATACAGCACCGGAGCCTGTATTGCGGACGGTCCCACCAGCCCAGTCTACGGTAGTGCCGGCAGCTGTACCGAGGAAGTCCTTAGTGGCCTTCAACGCAGCTTCTGCTGGTTGTGCTAGATACTGATTAGCCCAAGCACTGTTCAGGTCTGGGTTAGTCTTTGCCAGGTCCACTACCGACGCTCCACTGGAGATTGTCGATGTACCGCTCGGTCCAGTTACCGTAGATTGCCCGTTCCCGGTATTTGTAACAGTGACGTTGCTGCCAGGTATTTTCGCACTCTGACCAACAGACGAGGTTCTGAACCAGCTGTCGTAGTCAGCTTGCATCCGAGACAGTAAACTAGCGTTTGTGGCCAGAATCGACACCAACCCTGACGTGTTGCCTTTAATCGCTTCGAGTAGAGTTATTTGGCCGTTGCCGTCAGCGTCAATAGCAGTGAACACCTTGTTCAGGGTTGACTCGCTAGCCATGCTGGAAAATTTAGCCAACATCTCCTTAAGTGACACAGTTGAGTCGCCGTTTGTATCTATATACCGCAGGTGACTTACCAGGTCAACAGAGATGGCTGATGACACGGAGCTGGTGTATAGCTGCATGGATTCACTGAGTGACTTGACACTGCTGCCTATTTCCTTAAGTGCTTCCAGCTGCCTCTCAGCGTCGGTAAGCTCAGCTACTGCCGACTCCTTAGCCACCTTGGCTGCCGCCTCAGTCGCTGTCAACATAGTATTCACGCCAGCTAGGTCTGTGAAGTATCCCTGGCTAGATGCGTAATAGGAGGAAGAGGCGTCCAGGAACTTGCCTGCTACGTCTGAGAACTCAGCCATAGCAGACTTGTCACCTGACCGCACCAGAGCCTGATTCTTGTCTAACTCAACTTTCGCTGCCCTGTAGGCCTCCTGCGGGCTGAGTTGTGACTTATTAAGACTTATATCTGTCCTGAACTTCGCCAAAGACTCCAGCACAGTAGTGAAGTCGTTTACAGCACTCTGCAATGAGCTGATCAGCTCACCAAGAGCTGACACCATAGCGTCCTTAGCCTCGGACACCGCCTCCATAGCGTTGACGTGATCAAATAAGGCTCTGTTGCCTGGCAAAATCTGAGCACGCTCCAGGGCCAGAAGCTCTGTACGAGTCATTGTCGCTTCATTCAACCGCTGCTGCAGCCCCTTCTGCTCTTTTGCCAGCTGAACAGAGTCAAACAGCGCCTGATTGCCTGGCAAAATCTGAGCACGCTCCAGAGCCAGAAGCTCTGTGCGAGACATAGTTGCCTCATTCAACTGCTGCTGCAGCCCTTTCTGCTCTTCTGCCAGCTGAACAGAGTCAAACAGTGCCTGATTGCCTGGCAAAATCTGAGCACGCTCCAGAGCCAGCAGCTCTGTGCGAGACATAGTTGCTTCGTTAAGACGCTGTTCCAGACTTTTACGCTCTTCTGCCAGCTGAACAGAGTCAAACAAAGCCTGATTGCCTGGCAGAATCTGAGCACGCTCCAGAGCCAGAAGCTCTGTACGAGTCATTGTAGCTTCATTAAGTCTCTGATCTAAGCTCTTACGCTCTTCTGCCAACTGTACAGAGTCAAACAGCGCCTGATTGCCTGGCAAAATCTGAGCACGCTCCAGAGCCAGAAGCTCTGTACGAGTCATTGTAGCTTCATTAAGACGTTGTTGCAGGTCTTTAGCCTCTTCCAGCGTAGCGACGGCAAACAACAGACCTACATTTGATATGTCGTACTGCTTGGCCTCCTGCTCCAGCAGCTGGGTCTTTGTCATGCTTGCGGCATTCCAACGGTCTGTCAGACCTGCCAGCTGAGTTTCGCGGGTGACCTGATCCTCCAGGGCGAAGATACGGCGGCGGCTGACTTTCTCGTCTTCGCTCAGCAGCGCGATGTCGAGTTCTCTCTGACGGTTCAGAGCCTCCTGCGATTTGCCCTGGGCGTTCAGGATGGCGATCTGGGCCTGCTGCTCGGCGTTCCACCAGCCATAGGCGCGGGACAGGGCCTCCTGAGCGGTCTCGCCAACCTTCTGGATGGACTGAATCCCGCCGACCTGGCCTGCTACGCCCTCGGCATACGTAGCAACCTGGTCAGACAGAATCTGGGCAAACTTGGCCTGCACCTGCTCAGCAGTCATGCCATCCTGCTTGAACTCGGTGGCAGCCTCGTCGATTTTCAGTGTGTAGCCTGCGATGCGCGAGGCATCCATGCCCAGCGCGTCCGCCATAGCCTTGGTGCTGCCGATGATCTGGCCGGTGGCCTGGTTCATCACGTTGGTCAGCTCTGCCGAGTCGGTGCGATCCTTCCAGTATTTTGGGCCACTGAACAAGGTTCCAGACTTGCGCATATTGGCGTAAGTCTCAATGTCCGAAGACGCGCCAATGGTGCCGCTCAGGCCAGTGCCAACCTGCTTCGTCTTACGGAACACGCCAAGTGCGTTGAGGGCTACAAGGGCGGCAGCTGCAGGCCCTGCAACTGAGGCCAAGGCCGAGCCAGCGGATGCGCCAGCCGCCGCTCCAGGGGCTGCGATGTGGCCGGCACTGGTCAGTGATGTGACCATCTGAGCGGTAGTGCCCTTCAGGCCCACCAGGCTCTGCGCCCCGGCTGCCAGGGCGCTGGTGAATCCACTGACAGCCCCACTGGCTGTTGCAAGCACACCAGAGCCGCCAAACAGGGTTGACAGACTGGAGGCCCCGCTCAGCGCTGACAGTGCGGTAGAGCCGGATGCGGCTCCAAAGAGATTCGAGCCGACCAAACTCTGCACCCCGCCTGCGACCGCTGTCGTGAACGGTTGGATCAGAGCCTTCACGACCAGAGTGAAGGGCTCAGACACCAGCTGCTTCTCCAGAATGGCCCGCAGGCGGTCGCCACCCTCACGCCCGCCAGTCAGCAGCGCATCAACGATGCCGTCTGACAGGGCATTGGACATGGTCTCGACACGTTGACGGAACTCCTTCCGGTACACAGCAGACACCGTGGCAGCTGCCTCAGTCTGGAGCTGGACTTCGAGGTCGGTGCGGCCCGCCACCAGCTCGCGTACCTGAGCGTCTAAATTATCAGCCAAGCGGTGCTTGGCTTCCCAGACTTTGTCGTCAGCAGCCAGCTCAGCGTCTGCACGCAGGCGGTCACGGGCCTGAATCTTGTCGAGTGACTCAAGGTCGAACTTGCGCAGCTCTTTCTTGGCCTCCAGCTCGATCTTCAGGCGAGCCTGAGTGGCCTCAAGGTCTACACCTCCAAGTCCCAGCGTCTTGTCGGCCATTGCCTGCTCATCACGGATGGCCTGCACGCGATCCTTAGAGTTTGCGATGGCCGTCTCGTTAGCCTTGCGCAGCTTGTCCAGCTCCTTGTACTGGTCGGTGGCCAAGCGGCGCTCGCGCTTGTTGGCTTCCTCGTCAATGCTTGCCATGCGGTTGTTGAATTCCTCAGCCGCATTGAGCAGCTTGGCATTCAGCTCCTGCACCCGGTTCGCCTTGTCGTTGTCGCTGATCTGCGACTTGGGCATGGCAGACAGCCCGGTCAGCAGGTGGTCGATCTCGGCAGCATAGCTCAGCCAGCCGGATATGGCAGCCGCTTTCTGAGCCTTCTCGCCCTCGATGGTGATCGAGGTGATGCGTGACTGGTACTCGCCTTCCTGCACCATGTTGGCATCACGGAAGTCCTTCAGCGCCTCAGCCTCACTGCTCAGTCGGCTGCGCAGCCCGTCAAGTTCTGTCTTGTTGGCTTTGGCGATCTCATCCAGACGGTTGTAGCGCAGCTCGTTGTCGAGCTTGTTTTGAGCGGCGGTTCCGGCAAGTTGGCGCTGCTGCTCAGCCAAAAACTTGTCAGTGCCGGTCTTTGCTGCAGCTTGGCGAGCTGCCTGCAGAGCTTTAGTCACTTCAGCGTTCTTCTTTGCCGCTGCGATGTTGGCATCAAGTGCGACCTGCTCCTTGGATGAGGCCTTATCTTTGGCTGCCAAGGCTGTGGTCAGCGCCGACTCTGCTTTGGCTGTATCGTTTACGGCCTTAGTTATCTGAGCCTGCAGAACTACTGCAGCTTGCTGCGACCCGCCACCGTTGGTCTTCTCGAAGATGTCCAACAGCTCATTGGCTTGCTTGGCGTAGCGGTCACGTTCAGCACGCAGAAGGCTGGTGTCCGAGTTGTCAGCCTTGATGGCCCTGCTCGCCCGCAACTGCTCAACTGTCATGTTGGCCAGCATTGCGTCGGTATTTTCGTTGAGGCGGGCAGTCTCGGCCTCCAGCTCCTTGATGCGTCGCTCCGAAGCCGTGGAGTTCGCCGCGTCCTCCATTGCCTGTGTCGAAGACCCGACCACCGACTCGTACAGCATCCAGGCCCCTGTCGCCACTGCAAGCACAACCCCGACGTAGGGCAGAGCGGCTGCAAACAGCTTGGAGGCTGTGATGGCTGCGTATTTTGCCCCGGTGTTCGCCCAGGTGGCCAGCGTGTCTGCCTGGGTGGCAGAAGTGGCGATGGCCTTCTGGACAGCCAGGGGGCCCTGCGCCACGCGCTCAGCCGTCACGGCAGCCGTTGCAGCCCAAGAGCCGGTGGTGGCCAGCGTCTGCGCCTTCGTGTAGAAGGTCATCAGCTCCAGCGAGTGGCCGACAGCCAGTCGCAGTCCGATATAAGCAGCGGTCAGGGTGGCCAGAACCCCAGCATTCTCGTTGGCAAACCTGGCCAGAGAGACCAGACCGCCTGCTAAGTTGAGTGTGAGCTGAAGCAGAGATTCGAGGTTCGACCGGAAGCTGTCGGAGCGGAACAAGTCCTGCAGAGCCAACGCCACCCCGCTGGCCTCAGACTTGACACTGCTGAAGGCGCTGACCAGAGACGACTGCAGGGCAGATACTGCGGTCTCCATCTGCTTGAGAGGGGTTTCCGACAGCTCAATCCTGGCCATGATCTGGAACCCAGCGCTATCACCGATGGAGTCGCGCATGCGCTGAAGACGGTTCTTTACGCCCTCCTCGAAGCCTTCTACCACAGCCTGGCCTGAGCGCTTGGCGAACTCACGGGCTACCTTCTCCTCCTCGATCACCAGCTCGCGCAGCTCGACCATAGGCTTGCCGCCGCGCTCGCTCAGAATCGTGAGCAGAGCGTTCTTCTGCGCAGTGCCATCCAGACGAGACAGTCCCTTGTCGAACTCCATCGTCAGGGTCACCAAGTCTTTGAACTTGCCGCTCTGGTCGCGCAGCTCAAGTCCCAGCTCCTTCATGGCCTTGGTCACCTTCGGGGTGCGGCCAGACAGGTCGGTGTACATATTGCGCAGTGCAGTACCTGCAGCCGTACCTTGGATACCCAGGTTTGCCAAGGCTGCGATGCCGACACCCGCGTCTTCCAGCGACACACCGAACTGCTTGTGGATCACCGATGCGGTTTTGAAAGCCTCGCCTACCGACTCGACCGAAGCCTTGGACACGGCTGCCGTCTTGGCAATCACATCACCGACATAGTTGAAGCCGGTGGCCGTCACGTTGAAGGCGGTGGCCACCGAGGTCATTACGTCAGCTGCCTGCTTCAGGTCTGTCGTACCGGCCACAGCGAAGTTCATCACGTCGCGGATTGCCACGCTGACATCGCCAGCGCTCATGCCGGCCAGCGACAGGGTCTTCATGGCCTCAGCCACTTCCAGCGGCCCGACCGGGCCAGTGCTGGCGAGCTGAAGCAGCTGGTCGTTCAGGCCAGAAATGGCTTCTTGGGTCTCGCCAGACAGCACGCGGATGGTCTGCAAGGTGTGGTCAACCTGAGTGCCCATCTTGACACTGAACGCAGTGCCGAAACTGATGGCTGCGCCGGCCAGCAGAGGCAGCATCTCGCCCCAGGTCAGCCAAAGCATGTTGAAGCCGGAGGCGAGGCCTCGGCTGGCCGAGTGCAAGGTGTTGGCCTCGAACGTAACACCGCGCAGCGAGCGAGCCAGCTCGTCGGCCCGGTCGCGGGCTTGGCGCGTGCTGGTGGCGGCGGCCACCATTTTGCGATTGAATTCCTCTTTGCTTCGTAGCTGCTCCTTCTGGAACCTCTGCTCCTCCCTTAACACGTCGCTTTGCCAGCCAGATAGGCTAGTCTGCATACCCTTTATCCATGAGTTGTGCGATGCAAGTTTTTCCGCCTCAGCCGCTCTCTGCTTACTGGCTGACTCCTTCTGGAACCTCTGTTCCTCTCTTAACACGTCGCTTTGCCAGCCAGATAGGCTAGTCTGCATACCCTTTATCCAGGAGTTGTGCGATGCAAGTTTTTCTGCCTCGGCAGCCCTCTGCTTGGCTACCTCAGACCTAGTCACCTCAGTATTCAGCTTAACGGCGCTCTGTCGCTCGGCCCACAACTCCTTGTCTATAGCCCCGAGCCGCACACCGCGTGCCTTATACTCTGCAAGTGTGTCTATTGGCAGCAGATCATCCGCCTTAATGGATTTATAGCTTACGCCCTCACCAAGTTTTTCATATGTTTTGCGATACAGCGCGTCGTACTCAGCCTGCCACTTGGCAAGTTGGCTGATGCGGAAGTTAAGCTGGTCGGCATTTTTGTCAACCTCCTTTAATGCCTCCTTCATGCCGTCTTGTCCGAGGTCTACCTTTGGTTTTTTCTTCTTCAACCTGTTCTCGAAGTCCTGATCCACCTTTATATAGGCGGCTGTGGCCATGCCAACCCTGTCTACAGCGTCCTCGAACTGCTTGGCAGCAGATGTGAACTGGCTTGTAAAGGCTTTGACAGATGCTGCTGAGGCTCCTTTCCTGGGCAGGTCTACAGACCCGAGCTTCTCAGAAGCTTCCTGCAGCTGTTTGGCAGCGTCCCGCAGAAGCTTGGCGTGGTCCTGAGCGGCTCTACGCAGGTTTGTGGCATCCTTCCTGAACGAGTTGGCTCGCTGTTCCATGCGACTTGCCATACTGGACAAGGCCTCAACCGACCCGCCTGCAGCCCCCTCCATCTCCGCAACCATCTTCCTCAAGTCCTTGGCTGAGGACTTACCGGCACCGTCAAGCACAGCTACCGTCTTCAGGGCTGATGCCTGTAGCCGCTTCAAGGCCGCAGACGCAGCCTTCTCCATCTCCGGGGCTGTGGATGTGAACTCAAAGACAAGGTCGGTCATGCTGGTTTCCTGTTCGCTGCTATGCAGCGATGGTACCCGGAACCGGAAAAAATGAAGCCCCGGCAGGCGGGGCTTTTCACTTATTGGACGACTTCGCTGGCTTTTTCGCCTCAATCCGATCTCGCCAGTGCGCGTCCAGGCGACGCATCAGGCCCCAAAGCTCCTCGGCTTCGTCAATCTCCACCGAGTGCAACCAGCAGTAGGCCTGGAAAACCGGAAGGCTGATCGGCAGCAGCCCGGACATGCTGTAGGGCCTACTGCCGGAAAGCTCTAGGAATGCGTCATACAGATTCTGCTGGTAGACGCTCAGCTTGGGCTGGGAGCTGATGGCCTTGGGTACGATGCCAGTCTGCTCCATCATCTCGTAGAGGGCTGGCAGCTCCTGGCCCCACTCTACACTCCACGAGATGTAGTCCGTCAGTTTTTTTCGTCTTCCTCGTCCTGGTGAACCTTGAATCGCTCAAGTTCGGCAGACGCGGTGTCGATGACCTCGCGGAAGTCCTTCATCTCCAGCAGCAGCTCGTAGGCAGTTTGCTGGCTGTACGGCAGATCCTTGCCGTCAACCTGCACGTTCTTCCAGCCCAGCAGGATGGTCTTCGACATCACTTCACACATGATCTCGTCAGCCTTCTTCTCGGCTGCGTCGCCCTTGCCTTCAACGACCAGGCGATTGGCCTTCCACAACTTGCTGAACAGCTTGCGGTGGGTGGGGTTGAACTTGCGGGCGATGATGAAGGTGGAGTCGCCGTACTCGAAGGGCACGCCCTTGATTTCGGCTTCGGTGTCGGTTGCAAAGGCTTTGCGCAGATCCATGTCAGTCTTTCAGTTGGTTGGTGACGTGGGGATTGTACCCGGCTTCGAGCCCAGTGCAAACGAAAAAGCCGCCCAGGGCTTGCACCGAGGGCGGCAAAGGAAGTTGCAGCGAGCAACCCACCAACCAACAGGTATCAGACCACTGCAGACCCAATTCTGTCCACAAACAGAGTCTTGCGCAGGGCGGAGACAGCGTTGCTGTCATCGTTCAGGCCCATGAACGAGATGGAGGCCATCACGTCAGTGTCCTTGCTGCCAGCATTGATCTTGTGGGTGGAGATGTTGGCGGCAGGCAAGGTGAAGACGTAGCCGTTGCCAGCGCCGTCCACCGAGCTGAAGATGATCTGCGAATTGGCATTGCTGATGAAGCGGTCGAACAGCACACCGTCGCTGAAGTAGACCTCAACGTCCACCGTGCAGTTGATCGTGCCGCTGCCGATGCCCACCGCACCCAGGGTGCAGATGCCGTCCTGGGTGCGCAGGGCGTTGTCGAACGACAGGGACACCGACTTGGCGAATGTGCCGGTCAGGGGTGTGGTGCCAAGCCAAATCTGGCAGGCTGCCGTGTTGCTCACACCAGACTGGGTGCCGTAGGCGTAGGAGTCAACAGGCGTGCCGGGCAAGTTGGTGACCGTGTTGCGCACCGCATCCTTGCCCATGAAGTCGAAGTTGATCGTGGACAGGCTGCCAGAAGAGATGCCGATGTCCATCTTGGACGGTGTCATGCCACGGTGGTTGAAGAACTGGCCGACGTCGGTCAGCTGGCGCTCCAGTGAGAACGAGGTCTGGGTGCTGCCGTGTGTCAGGCGGCTGGTCTGCAGCGCCACGTTGGCCACAGCGGAGCCGACAGCCGCAGGCGTGTTGGCATCCAGGGTGATGACTGTGGCCGTGGGAGCTGTCACAGTGGATACGCGCAGCAGTCGCCCGTTGTTGGCGTTCGCGCCAGCACTGACTCGGAACCACTGGCCACGCTGCAGGGTGGTGAAGGCCGAGCCGCCGGTGGGTGCCACGGTGGCTGTGATCGTGGTGGCGGTGAAGTCTGCCGTGAAGGTGGCGCCGACCCCGTTGGTACCGTAGGCGGCCCAGGTGCTTTGCAGGGTGCCAGCCATCAGCAAGTCGTATTCAGCGTACTGCAGCTCGCCCTGGATGCCGCCAGTCGCGGAGGCGCTGACAGGGCTCATGGACGAGGTGGTGCGAGTCGAGTTGATCTCAGCCGAGGCGGTCTTCTCAATGGAGAAGTCCAGGCTCTCGCCTGTCATGCGCAGGCGGCGGTAGTTGCCTGTGGTGGGTGTGACGCCAAAGGTGGCTTCAGGGATGTAGCCGAGTGCGGCTGCGGAAGTTGATGCAAGAGGCATTGTTTGGCTCCGTGGTGGGATGTGCCAGCATCATGCCCCGTGCAGGCGAGGAAGTGAACCCAGCAAGTTCCGGTTACAGGCTTGCTGAACGCCAAAGTTCCGACTTACGGGATATTGACCACCACATCGAACCAAAACGGCACACCGACGTTGCTTTTGTACCAGCCGTCAGCCTTTCGGTCTGGGCGCATGTCCGTCAGCAGGGTGCGAACAATGCCGTGCGTGCGCCCGTGCAGGCGCGTGTAGAAGAAGTCCAGTAGGGCCAGGTTCTTGGTCGAGCCCAGGCCTTCCTTGGTGTTCGCCTCCAGCACCAGCACACCGATGTGACGGTGGAATGGCTTTCTGTTCAGGTCGCCCTGATAGGCATCCACAAACTTGACGTTCACGTCCAACCAGGTCTCATGCTGCTCGTGCTGGCTGACGGAGTCCCGGTTGTCGTAGTCCACCAGCAGCGGTTGGCCTGTGGCCGTCACGTAGGCGGCCCGCACCGCTTCTACAGCGGTGACGAGGTCTGCGCGGGCTTGGACAAGGCTCATGGTGACTCTCCGTAGAACTTCAGGTACTGGAACTTGGCAAGTGTAACCGACCTGATGTTCCAGGAGGCTGTCAGGATTTCGTCTGCCTGCCGCACCTGGGCGTGGTTGATGTCGCGCCACGACAAGGGGTCGAGGTCTCCCTCTGGCCGCGCCCCGAGGCTCAGCGCCATCGCCGCGTAATGGGTGTTGACCAGCTGGATCTTGGAGTTGTACTTCAGGGTGGCCACCTGCGCTCGCGCTTTGGCGACGGCCTGCTTCTTGTTGGCCTCGAACTCACCTGGTGTGTCCACCGGGTCGATGTCCGTCCAGTCCCCAGGCACCTTGGCGCTGGTGCCGGGCGAAATCAGGTTCGTGCGCAGGCTCCAGCTGTCCACCAGGGCACCGGAATACTGGGGTGTCGCGTCGATGACGAATTTGTAGACGGCAAAGACGCGCTTGCGCACGTACTCCTGCGGTGCCGTCTTCAGCATCTGCTGTGCCCGCTTGGTCTTGGCCATGAACGGGTTGACGTTGACGCGAGCGCCGATCTGCATGTCAGGCCCTGCGAACGTGGAGGTTCCAGCAGTCGGCTTCCAGCGTGATGCCGACGATCTGCACGGGTGAGAACTGGGCGTTTGGCGCTGGCGCGGCGGAGTTGAACTCTGGAATGCGGATCAGCAGCGGCGTGCCAACCTTGGGAGCCGGGTAGTCAGCAAAGCGAACCAGCACCGTCAAGTCTTCGGGCTTGAACTTCTCAGCTTCGGCCTTGCGCCGGTAGAGCTGATGTGTGGGCATGACCAAGGTCTGGAACGCGCTGGTAGTGCCTGCAAACGTGTCTGTGACAGGATCGTAGGCCCCTGTCGTCACCTGGGCCTGTGTCAGGCCGTAGCGGTCGATCAGGTCGGCCTCCACCACCGTCATGCCGTCTTCTGCCGGGTAGCTGGTGCGGCAGCGAAATAGTGTGCCGTCCTCGATGCGGAAGAAGCCCAAGCCCCTGGTATTGGTCTGCTGGCCAGACCAGAAGTTCTGGCCCCAGAAGCTGTCCTGGGCCCAGTCGGAATTCAGGTTCTTGAAGTCCGCGCCGGCCAGCGTCAAGGTGAAGAACGGGAAGTAGTCTGAGCTGGTGGCCGTGTCCACGGTGTTCTTCATCTGCTCCAACCGACCGTAAATGGCCAGGCCGGTGGAAGCCGTCACCACCTGGCCTGGGGTCAAGGCCTGGGCCAAGTTCGTGACCCTGCGCATGGGCACCGTCTGGCGGATCACCTTGTCGAAAACGGCGTCTGCCGAGGGCTCTCCCAACAGCCAGATTTCGCCAAGCAGGCTGGCCACTCTGCGGGCCGGCAGGGTGAGGCCTGGGGCCATGCTCATGGTGCGGCGGCGGGCGACGGAGCCGTCAGGGTCGGTCTCTTCGAACGTGCTGAACTGAACCTTGTAGGGCATTGCGGTGCCGGTGTAGGCATCGGCCATGCTGACACGGTCGAAATACTTGGCGGCGTTTGCGAGCTTCAAGATCAGGCTCCGGTCACTGGGTCGGTGGCGATGCCGGTCGAGCGCACGAAGATGGGCGCTACGATGCTGTTGGTCAGCGTGGTGCTGTTCAGGGTGCCGTAGGCGGCTGCAACGCGGCTGCGGGCCAGTGACAGTCCGGCCAGCACGCCGTCTCTCACGTCTTGGAATGGGTCGGCCTGCCGGTCGAAGTCTGCCCGGCCATCCCCGATGCTTTTCGGTGCGAACAAGGGAAGCGAGGTCAGGAGCTGTTTGGCGACGTTGAATGTTGAGAACAGCTGCACCGCGTCGTAAAACCGTTGCTGCACCGTGGTCAGGGGGCCGGGCAAGGCCGCAACTGTAGCATAAGTCGATTCGACATCCGAAGCGATGTCCGCCAGCTCGAAGCCCAGGTCTCGCATGTACATGGGCAGCGCCAGGGTCGCGTCTTCAAGCTCCTCGTCGCTCACGCCAAGGGTTGCTCGAATTTCGTCGTAGGATGTGAATTGGGTAATGGTGGCCATGCCCGGATTATGTGCTTGGGGCCTTGTGGCGGCGGTGCAGAAGGTGGGAAGTGGGAAGTAGTTCAGCAGCACCTTGAGCTGTTCTGTGCTACAATGCAATCTTCATCAACTCAAGGTATTGAAAATGGGCCCCACGATCCAAGTCCGGCTGCCGGACGAACTGAAAGCAGCACTTCAAGCCCGCGCCGACGCGGAAGGTCGCACGCTGTCTAACCTGATACGCAGGATTCTGGAGCAGGCGATGAAGGAGCAGGCATGAGCTACACCGACATCAATGCTGGCAAGCGCCGGGTGGGCCAGAACCGCTAAGAATAAGGCCCGCATTAGCGGGCCTTATTATTTCTGCTTCGGTTGTTCCGGCTCATACGGAACCAACCACCCAGCCTGCTCTCTTGTCCAAGCTGACGGAGTGACCCGCTGCGGTACACCGGGCTCAAAGACAAGTCCCGTATTTGGGTCTTGCATAGCGAAGACAGCCTTACTGACTAGCAAGGCTGTCTCTGTCTGCACCTGTTTCGCTGCCTGTGTAGCCATGTCAGAAGCCCAGACTAGCTGGACACTTTAGCTATTAGGCAGTGATGACCAGGCGGTCAAACGGTTTCAGGTCAACGTCACCGTAAGTGCGGAAGATACCTTCGCTCCAATCGAAGCGCATCATAGAGCTGCGCTTCATAGCGTACTCTTCCATTGCAGAGTAAGAGGCACCTGTGTTGGTGACTCGGGTCAGGGCGCTGCGAGCATCCAGGGCCCAGACTTGGCCTTCTGGGATTGGGCCGCCATCAGCAGCGTCATCGACCAGGAAAACCTTGACATCTTCGCCAAAAGAGACGTTGATGGGCATGGCGTTTTGGCCGCCAGCAATGGCACCAGCCATGCGAGGGTCATAGTTCACAGTGCCGGGGCGACCTGTGCGGCCTTCGATCTGCAGGTAAGTGCCGACCGTACAAGCAACGTGCGTGATCTTGCGATACTTGCGGTTACGGGCCAGGAACTTCACCCAAGCTTTGTGCGTCAGCACGCCGCCAGTAGAGGTGGAATCCAAGGCGCTGGATGCGACGGTTGCCACGGTGGTTTTGTTCAGGTCGCCGCCGCCAAGGAAGACCTCGGACAGGTAGGTGTTGACGCGCTCGTCGCGCTCGATCATCAGGTAGCGGGCCACCGACATCGTCACGAAGTCCAGGGTCGTTGCACGCAGGGCCTGGTCAGACCACTGCATACCCATGTTCCACACAGGAAGCTTGCGCACCACGTCAGAGGTGGAGAAGCTGATCAACAGGGGAGGCGGGGCGTTCTGGGCCATGCGCTGAGACTTGCCAGCCTCAGTCTTGGTGTAGTCGATGACAGGCTGCTCGAATACCTCAGTGGCGATGCTCATGTTCATGCCGACCATGCTATCGAACGCTGTGGTGTCGGAAGTCATGTCCTTGAGCATCTTGCTTTCAGTTGCATCAAGAATGGTCTGCACCACGAAGGCGCGGGACTCGGTGCCCATCGTGCCAGTGCCCTTGGACACGTTCAAGTTTGCCTCGATCTGGCCCAGGGTCAGGTCGGTGAAGCCGAAGTCCTTGTTGCCTTGGGCATAGATGCCCAGTGAGCTGCGGAACTGCTCCATCGCAGTGCCGACTTTCAGATTGGCATCAGCAAATGTGCGGTTGATGTAGGCTGTAGGACTGAGGCCGGCTTCGCGGGGCTTGTCAAGCAGCATGTCAGCGGTGATTTCCACCTGCTGAACACCGCCAGTTGAGTCGATATAAGATGCTTTCATGGGGTTCTCCTGTGCGGTTCTGGGGTTAGACTCGTTCGATCACGATGGTAGTACCCACCGCGCCAGTGCCGGCGGTCCACAAAGAGACGACGCGCCACTTGAAGTTCAAAGTGTTGCCAGCAGCCGTGGCCTTGCATACCTTGGGGTAACCGGTCAGCGCGGTGCCTTTGGCGGTGATGGTGCCAGCGACGACGTAGTCACCGATGGCAATGGCACCAGTGCCGGGTGTGGCCTGCAGGCCATCAGCCATTGCAAAGTAGCGGCCAAATTCGTGGACACCGCCAATTGAGAAATCGTTCTGGGTGGAGGACTCCACCGAGGTGATGAAACCTTCGATCTCGTTGCCAGCGGCACAAAGGTCAAAGCGGGAGTCGCCGGCCAATCTGACAGGCTTGCCGACTTCACGGTAGTCGTAGTTGTTGGCGGCACCGGCTGCGGCAAGGCGGACAACCTTGGAGCCTTCAGGTGTGGCAGAGGGGGCGAGGTAGTGGTCACGGGCCATTTTTGGGCTCCTAGGTTAACGGTTTTGGGCTTGCAGCAGGACTGCGAATAGTGGTGACTGCTGCTTGGTAGCTACTGGCTGTGTAACTGGCACAGTAGCCGCAGGCGTTGAAGCAGTCTTGAACTTGGACTTGAACTTGGCGCTCAGGTCTGCGTGGGCTTCCAGAACCTGCGCGATGGTCATGGCCTGCACGGCTTCAGCTGTCACGCCGAAGTGCAAGCCCATCGTGCGGACGGAGGCGCGGGCAATGTCAATGGAGCCGGCTGCCTGGGCCTCGGCGGTGGCCTGGGCTTCTTTGGCGGTGGCCAGCTCAGCTTGAGCGGCAGTCATGGCCTGGGCGGATGCAGCGGCTGCCGTCTCCGCATCTGCTTTCGCAGTGGCGAGGTCGGCTTTCAGCTGTTCAACCTCAGCCTGCAGCACAGAGACTTGGGGGTCAACCTGGGCCGTGGGCGGCGCAAGGTCTACCCCAGCTTCTGCAGCTGCCAGAGCTTCTGGGGAGAGTTCTGTAGGCATTTGGGATGTGGATGTGGTTTCGATAGCTGCATTATGGCCAGCCATCGTGCTTTGTCGAGTGCCGGGCGCAGCTTGACTTCGCAGATTCCGCTTATTGGATGCCTCACCCAACTTCACAGCTTCAGCCAAGGCTTCCTCGAATGTGCCAAGCTTGTCAACCAGTCCTGCGTCCACAGCCTGCTGGCCAATGAACACCCGGCCTTGGCCAAATTTCTCGTCAGCAACTTCAGCATTCAGGCCCCGCTGCTCGGCCACATGACCGAGGAACAAGCTGTAGAAGGCCTGAGCTTGATCTTCCATCTCGGCTTTGGCCTCGTCGGAGAGCTTCTCGTAGGGGTTGGACAAGGCCTTCTTGTCTCCGGCCCGAACGACCGTAACTTTCAGGCCTTCTTTTGCCAGCTGCTCTGTGCGGTCTACGTGCATCACCAGGATGCCAAGGCTGCCGACCGTTGCTGACTCGGACGCGAAGACCTTCTTGCCAGAAGAGCCGGACCACAGGGCGGCGGAGGCCATCGTGCCGCCCGTGTAGGTGATCATGGGCTTCATCTTGCCGGCCTTGGCCAGGAACTTGGACAGGTCATGCACGCCTGCCACCTGCCCGCCGCCTGAATCCACGTCCAGCAGAATGCTGGAAATGCTCTCATCGGCCAAGGCCTGGCTCACCGCAGCTTTCACGTCGCCGTAGCCGGTGTACCCGAAGTAGCCCATGAAGCCAGCGTAGCCGTTGATCAAAGAGCCCTTGATACCCACCACAGCGACGTTGCCGTACTTGGCAAAGCGCAAAGGCTCTGGCGGCCTTGCATCCGGTGTCATGGACAAAGCTCTGGCAGCGCTGATGTCTGCCATCAGGCGCTGGCCAGAGCCTTCGTCGCCGCAGTAAAGTGTGAGTTCGTGATTCATGCGCAGATTATGTCTTTGGCGCATGAACCAGCCGTGTTCAATCTTGCGAAAGTGCCTCTTCTGGCTTGTCGGGCCAGGCTCCGATTGGGCATTTCGTGGCAGCCATCGAGATCTTGGAAGCCAGGATGCAGGAGCAGGCCCGGCAGATCACGAACCCAAGGTCTGCCTTGTTCGGGCACTTGTCGCAGGCCGCCCACCGGGCCTGCTGGATTGGGGCTGAGGCGAAGAGGCTCAAATCACTTCGCCCCACTCGATCACCGCGCTGACCACAGCCGACGTGGCCGTGCAGGTCACGACGATGTACTCGCCGCGCACAACTGGGAAGGTGATCAGGCCTGGGGCCGGATTCTCGAAGCTGCGGGGGTTCAGGGCCTGCACCGGCACGGCCACCACGTTCTTCATCAGGGCCACGTTCACGGAGGTGGAGCGTACCGCCCCGGCCACTGTGTCAGGTGAGTTCGTCTCGATATAGCTGCCATTGCCGATCCCGACAAACGTGCCACCAGTGATGGCGGCTGGGTTGTTTCCTGTCCAGACCTTGAATGTGGCTGCCGTAGTGCTGGAGAAGTAGAGCCGAGCAAGTTGTACCGCCCTCGTGTTCGTCTTGCCATTGATCAGCAGCGGGCTGCGCACGACAATGACGTGCAGGTTGGTGCCGTTGATCGACACGGCCTCCGCGTAGGCTGAGTCATACTGGTAGACCACCTTGGTTCCATTCTCGCTGGTCACATCGGCGCAGGCGACGTTCATCACCACGTCCTGGGTCGTGCGAGTCGCCTTGAACGCGACAGGCAGAGCCGGATCTTCAAGGCTTGCAGACGTGAGCTTGCCCAGGTTGTCGAAGGTGTGGACGCGCTTTTGCACCCCGGTAGACGGGTCACCGATGAAGAAGTGGTAATTGCCAGCTGAGCGCCACTGAAACTGGATGTCGTAGATGTTGTTTTTCTCGACATCGAAGCCTGTCAGCACAGATGTGTCGATCAGCCCCTCGCGCACCTCTACCCCAGCGCGGCGCAGCACAGCATAAAGCTTTCCGTCCGACTTCAGGCGGAAGAACACGCCATTCTCGTTGGTGAACAAGCCGAAGTCGCGCACGCCTGCATTGGTCTTCGCCGGCAGCCACATGGCCGTGCTGAACAGGTGGCCACGGTTGGGCTGGTAGCGCGGACACTCGCGGGATTCAAGCCTGACGACCGGCTGCGCCGCATTGGCCGTGATCTGAGCCACACCTCCGACAGAGGCGATGTTGGTTGAGGTGGCCACGTTCGTGGTGTTGTGCCACATCATCCAGACGGTGGGCGGGATGTCGAAGGTGAACAATCCGTGCAGCAAGCTGTGAGGCAGGCTGACCTTCTGGGCGCCCCAAGCGTCGATGGTCAGGTCGCCCTTGCCGGTGGCTCCGCCGCCTCCGATGGCCACGCGCTTGGCATGCGTGCCGTCTCCCATGTCAACGAAGGTTTCTTTGGTGCCGTAGCCCGAGGGCCTGATGATGTCTGACATGTGCGTCTTTCAGAAATGTTTCTGGGATTTTGCTGTTGGCTGGCGGGCTGTCAAGTTCATTTTTGCGTTTTGGGCTGCGCTGGCGTGCCAGGTTTCAGGTTCTTGTCCGGTGCGCCCATGCCCGATGTCTGCGATGCAGCGGTTCCTGGTTGTTCTTGGGTGGTCGCGCTGGCGCTGGCGCTGTAGAAGCCGGTTCCGCTCAGGGGCTTGAAGCCTGCTGGGGTCAGGTGGCCGGTGAGGGCCAGGGCAGCTTCGTCGTCGGTGACAAATCCGAGGCTCAGCAGTTGCAAGGTGTTGGAGGTCTCCATGCTCCTGTAAGCGGCCAGCTCGGAGCTGGGGCGCAAGTCGATGTCTGCGTATCGGAATTCGACATAACCATCGACCCCCATCACGCGGATAGCCACGGTCAGCGCCCGACTGTACAGCTCGTTGAGTTTGCGCCTCAGCACGTCTGCCGTCTTTATGTAGAGCAAGGATTCGGTGGATGAGGTGTTGGAAGTGCCACCGTGACCAAGCACTACTGGCAAGGTCTTCGCGCCTGCGGCCAGTTTGCCATTCAGCACCTTCTGGATGCGCTCGATGATTGTAGAGGGGTCATGTCCTCCTTGGACGTAGCTCCACTCAACACTATCAAATGCTACGAGCGCGTCTTCTGGATTCAGTCCGTTCACCACCCCCTCAATAGCTTGTAGGACTGAGGACAGGTACTCGGAGAACTTGGTGGGGTCGTTCGCAATTTCTGGTGGGCAGTTCTTTCTGACCATTTCAGTATCGACTGTGCCTGTGAAGCGCGGATGAACAGCGCGTTTTAGCACTCGTCTTACATCATCGGTGAATTCTGTGTCAGCCAGGGCTGGTTGAGATGCCGCTTGGATAATGCCTGAGCTGTATGGTTCGGTTAAGAGCTGATCGACGGAAACGTAGATGAACGTCGGGATGTCCAAGTCGATTTCTTCTGAGCCGAGCTTCTGCTTCCACTTAATGGCATTGTCCTCGTCATAAGCTTCCAGCTTCGTGACTGAGATTGGGTTCATGGAGGCAGGGATTCGGGCCTTGTCAAGGGCTACTTCTACTGCCGCAGCGCCATAGTAAATCAGCTCTTTTCCAAGTTGCTCTGACAGGCTCTGGATAGTTTGCTGCGCACCGTATGAGCCATCCACGTTGCCTAAGAATGTCAAGCGCCGCAGCAGCTCCTGTGCCAGCTCGGTAGCCTTCCTGTCAACCGCCCCATCTAGGTTGTAGCCTATAGTAGTGAATTTTTCTGGAATGCCTGTGCGCAGGAGCATTGATACCGCAGCTGCGAGGTCTGGACTCGTCTCTGCCAGTTCTCTAGTTACGGCATATTGGTTGGCGCCAGTTCTTGCATTGAGCCTTGACGTGTTGGCAAGGTCTCGGGTGGGGCGGCGGATAGCCGACGCCTGTGGTTCGGCCTGTGTCCTGTGACTTGGCACCGCCTGAGGTGCGTTTGGTGCCTTGGGGAGGGGCGGCGCGGGGAGGGTCGCAGCCTGCGGCCCGGTGTCTGGCTTTTCGCCACGGTGGAAGAAGTCGAAGAATTTCATGGGTAGGCCTTTAGGTGGGCGGGCCATGAAAAATGCCCGCATCGCGGGCATGGTATCACAGGTCTCTGGGTGCGTGGGAGTAGGTAGCTCTCACTTTCTCGTCCCTCCAAGCTTTCGCCAGCCTCTCAGCTTCCTCCGGGCCATACACGTCTTCTTTATAGGTTGGTGACGTACACTTTACCCCGTCAAAGGATACGTAGCCTTCCCAGTACCAAGCGCCTCTTCGGCAGTACCTGCCCACACCACGAGTACCTGAACTGTTGTCAACCCTCAATCCGCTGTTCTGGTTGTTCTGTGACCTTGTGGCGATCCTCAGATTCTCAGGCCTGTTGTCAGCCTTGTCCTGGTTTATATGATCTAAGTCAAACCCTTTAGGGGCAGGCTCACCATAGAACATAGCCCAAACTATCTGGTGCTCTTTGTAAGTCCTGCGCTTTATCTGCAAATACCTGTAACCGTAGTTGTCCAGGTATGTCGCTTGCTCTCCCACTTTCTTGGCGTTGAAGTGCCTCTGCGTAGCTACACGAAGGCCTTTAAGTTCACGGCAAAAGTAAAAATGAGACCATAGATACTCAAAAAGTTCAACAAACTCAGGGTCGGTGGACTTACAGGACGGCTTCAGGAAGTTTACGAAGGAGTCTGTAGACACAGGTGCAACTTCCTCCTGCAGGTACTCTGAAGCTGCGACTTCTGCACTAACTAGCGCATTGCTAATCTTGGCCGTGGTTTGACGGGCAGGTGTAGGGGCCTTGCTTTTACGCTTAGGCATAGGTAAACTGATACATGGCATGGTAATCTCCGTAGCGGTCGTGGAGGTGGGGGTAAGAAATGCCATTATACAGTTACACCTGAAGCGTAGCTGTAATGAACTCTAATTACAGCTACGCTTTTGATAGAAATTCCCTATCCCGTGCTCACGTTTTCAACCGGAAGCTCGAAACCAATGCCACGCCCGCCCCTGCCGTCCACGAACCAGCAGTCCCTCTTAGCAGGCATGCAGTCAGCAAATACATAGTACCGAAATGGTAGTGGTCCGAGCCGTCAGTCTTTTGCCAGTTCCAGACTAAGTCATCCTTAACAAAAGACTGCACGCGCTTCAGTGACAGCAGCTGGCTGATGTACTTCCCTGATTCTGGGCTGCGTGCTATGACTGCTTTTCCGTTCTTAAACAGCTCAAGGAGCTTATCGAGCATTGCAGTCCGGTTAATCTTCACCATCCGAAGGTTAAGTTTGCCCTCCTCGCTATCTTCAGCCTTTAGTTGCGTTGTAAATAGCTCTGTCGTCTTGCTGGTAGTAAATATCCCTGCCCAAGCGTTCGGGTCACGGTCTGTAATCTTTGATACTAGGAAGGTCTCTGGCATGATGTCAAGCACCGTGACTACCACTCGGTACTCTCTACTCAGCTCAGACTTTCTAACCTCAAGGTTTCCAAGTGGGACCATCTCCTTGTGTACAACCAGCAGGGTTCCGTCCTGTGTCAGTCTACCGATAGTCACTGCACAAAGCTGACCGATGTCAACTCCCATGCAATGCAGCTCGGAACTATCAAGAGGGGAAGTGGTGAACGCTCGCTCAAGGTCTGATAGCGTCATCTGCTGAGACTCTTCCTCAGAAACCTCTCCCAGAACTTGGTTTACGAACTCAGACCGCGTGTTAAACTCTACCGATGAACTTACCAGGTACGACGGCTTCAGCACTGTGTGCGCAGTTACAGGCCCTACATAGTAAGTAGCAGCCTCGTAGTTGTCGTTAGGGTTCTCAGCCACCCACTGCAGCCTGTCGTTTGATAGCACAGGATCTCTGTGGCACTCTGGACAATTCCAGCGTGCCTCTTTCCAGCGGACATCCTTAAGGTTCAGCCTGTCAAGTTCTTGCAGCGGTCTATCGTATTCCGGTACTACGATGTCGTTCCAGTAATTTGGTAGGTAGGTGTGCCCGCAATGCACACAGGTGCAGAAATGCTTGTAGCGCACACTTGCCTCTGCCTCCTTTGCGATACCGTAGCCTGCTATAGTGGGCGTCGAAAATTGACGAATTAGCCTGTGAGGTGAGGCCTGAAGACGTGATCGAAATTGTTTGAGGGTATCTGGGTCTGATCTGTCAATCTCATCTGCCACTAACAGATCGGCGGAAACAGAAAGCGCCGCTGTTTCTGACCTAGTTCCGCGAGTAAATAGAAAATTACCATTAATTTCCTTCAATTCCGTAGAGTCCACGTTCACATTTAGCAGACGCTTCAGTTCTGGAGTGTTGTAAATAATGGGGTTTAGTTTAGTGGTAACTAATTTTGCAGCGTCGTTTGCTGATGGCAGGGCGTAGATAACATTCATTCGCTGCGTAGCCATCACAGATAGCAGGTAGGCCATAGTGGTCGTTGTTAAACCGATTTGGGCGCACTTTACAGTGTTGACTACTCTCGACTCATTGTCCATGATAGCTCTTTGGAACTCATAACCCTTAAAACTAAACCGTTTACCCTCCAAATAAGCGTACTTCTCCACCCAGTTACTTAAAGATGTGAGAGAATACGTGTCAGCAACGCCTTCCTGAAGCCTCTCAAGGTGGTCAAGGTAGTAGCTCATTCTCCGCCTCCAAGTTTCTCAAGTTCGACCTTGTAGTCTTCCAAAAACGCCGTAGAAAGCTCAGGATGCCGTTTAAGAACCTTCAACAACACACTTTCAAGTGTTCGGACCCGCTCTGCTGAGTAGATGTCTGTGCGCTGCTTAACCATAGCAGTCAGCACTGTATTAAGGGCCCCAATAATCTGCGCCTTTTGATTCAGCGGTGTTTCCGAGTCATTAACGCATGAATCAAGCAAGGTTTTGGCGATCCTGAAGGCGTGTTCAAGTTCCACCCCTATGTCAATATCCTTCAACTCTACAGGCTCTGCTGACTTAGGCAGCACTACCCCGGCACCCAAGTCCCTGTCCTTAAGGTGCGGATACTTCTCGCGCAGGGACGGAGGCGCTGGCGCTGGTTGCGCTGCTGCTGAGCTTGGGCGCGTGACGACCAGGGTGGGGTTTGTGTGTTTGGTTGGTGTGCTCATTTCTTCGCTCCTTGCAGGATTTTCAACTCGGCCAGCGACTGGACATTCGAGACCTTCAGCACCAGGCGGCGCATGCAGGAATAGCTGCAGCAGGCCCGGTCAGCCGCCTCTTTCAAGCTCGTCAGGCCGTCGCGCACAAGTTCCGCCTGGAAGGCCCTCAAGCTGTCCCGTGTGGCGCGGCGCGTGCGCTTGTCCTCCAATGGGCGCTTGCCAGGAAAGGTCTTGCCCACCCACTTCTCGCTGACTTCGTACTTGCGTGCGAACTCCCTGGTGGTCACCCGCCTGTTGTAGAGGTCAACCAAGTCGTTGGGATCGACCCTGGAGACAAGTTTTCGGGGCCTGGCGGGGTCGGGTCCAGGCCAGGTGGTGGGGGTGGGGTGGAGGAAGTGGGCGCTCATGGGCGGGATTGTACTGGTTTTTTCGGTTTTGGATGGGTGGTTGGTGGCGGTGTAGTTAGCATGTTTAGTTATTAGGTTTTAGTTAGTAGTCGAAGTTTTGAGTTGAAATTTATATGGGGAGGTGGGGCGAGACATGCGGCCTGTAAGTTTCGTGCAATATAGGCCATACGTCTAGCTTGTCAACCATACCCTACCATTTCACTAGGTTGTAATCTACCTGTAAGCCCACCATGTTAGGCATGTAGTACCTGACCATTCTAGTGGGCTTGTCAGTGTCGTGTAAGTTTTGCATGCTATTCGCGCATGCTCGCGCATTTATTCATCTAGTTGTGAGGTGTGAGGTGTGAGGTGTGAGGTGTGAGGTGTGAGGTGTGTGGTGGCGCTACCTAGCAGCTAAGTCAGAGTAATCTAGTCGGATATTAGTGTTGGAGGCTTGCTTTACTATGCTAGAATCTAGCCATGCACTTAAAATAGTAAGTGCAACTGGTGACACTGCCCATAGTGGGCAGTATGCTATAATGTGATCACGCGCCCATAGTGGGCGCATTTTAGGAGTTCAGAATGTCCACTGCCACCACTGCCACCACTGCCACCACTGCCACCGTTATATTTTCTAAAATCAAGTTCGACAGTGACGAGCGTATCTATTTGGACGTTGCAGACAATGACGAGTATGCGGATTGTGCATATGCACAGTCATACACTGAAGGGCGCAAAGGGGCTTGCAACTACTGCGCATGCCAATATTACTGTAAGCAATAATCCACTGTGCGCCAATAGGCGCATGAAAGAGCCTTACCAAATAGGGCTCTTTCATATGCTATAATTAGCATATGCCCCGTAGTAGGGGCAAACGGTGACACTGTGAACCAGTGTCTTATGGGAAACTGCGCCTATTTTGTGGCGCACATTCTAGGAACTATCATGGCTAACAATCTCTTCAATGCTATCCGTATCGCGCACCGTTCACCCACTGCTATTTTGAACTTGCTGGTGGAGTCCTACGGCAAGGATTACACCACCTTCGCCACCGGCAATAACCGTGGGCCACTGGAGGAGGCCGTAAAAATTCTGACTGGCTCCAAATTGGACAAAGCCCTGGGCCTTGCCATTTCTAAGGGTTACGAGGCCGGGGGGTTGACTACTGGCTACATTGGCTCGGTTAGCGGAAAGTATTCCGTTCAATCCCCCGAAATTCATGCAAAATACGATGAAGCTATTGAAAAGGCAACATCGGCTTTCCGTGTTTGCATGATTGATTCTGAACTGTTCACGGAAAAGCCAGAATTGTCCAAAGAAGAAAAGCAAAAGGCAAAAGAGGAACGCGAAGCCAAAAAAGCCGAAGCCGAAGCCGAAGCCAAAAAGGCCATTATCAATGCGGCTGTAATCGCCGGCGAAATTGTCATGGCTAAGGATGTTCACCCCGTGCCGGATACTTTTGAAATGGTTACCATTATCTACAACAAGATTGTGGCCGGTCTGTTGACAAGTAAGGAGGAGGACTTGTTGTTTAATGGTATTGTTGACCGCATGGATTTAGGCGTGCTGCAACTGGTGCAAAAGCGTATCGCTAATGAAATAGCTGCCAAAGTTGCACCAGTGGCCCCTACGGTGGCAGAAGGCAAAAAAGCCAAAGCCAAAAAATCCGCGCCAGTGGCAACAGTTGCCGATACAGTGACGGCATAACATACCGGGAGAGGCTTAACCTCTCCCCTTATCTGGTGCGCCTAGTGTAGGCGCACCAGATAAGGGGTATTTACCCCGAAGGGCAGTCGTAAAATGCCCATCGTGTGAGATATATCTGACATACGTGTCTTATATGTCTAACATGTGATCTTTAACCCTATGCCCACGGCATGGGATGATGTTAGATTGTAGGTTTGTTGTTCACCCTGCTAATGCGGGCCACATACGTGTGGTACGCAATTTTAGGTCACTGTGCAGCATGCTGGCGACACTCTGACATGGTAAGGGTAGGGCTTAGAAACTGCGCACCAGTTAATCGGGCACTATACCGCCAAACAATGCAACACTTGCATTGTTCCCTGACATAAGGGACATAACCCCATGATGACAATGACGCATACAACGTAAGCCCAGGCTTGCAGCGTGTGAACCACCAAGAAAATGGAGTGGGTAATCTGTTTTATGTCTCCGCCTGACAAGCGGGTAACGCCATCGCACAAGGCGTGTATTGTGTGCTTGCCGGGCTTTGAAGCCCGGTTCTAGTTGCGGGATAGAGTTCGCAACGCCGTACCCCTGCCCGGCGATAGGCAGGCCACCAGCACTGGTTAGACCCTTGCGGCACAGTGCTGTATTCCATATCGCGTTCACGTACTTGCGGGGCCATTCTGTGGCCCTTTGCGGGTTACGTTGCGGTATCGGTCAACCGCGCACCTCCCTGACGGGGCAGGTGTACCTGTGTCCAGTCAGTCACTGGAATCCCATTCAAGTCTGCGGCCCACCTTGCGGGTGCCTTTCTGGGCACTTTGCGGGTGTGGTCGCTTGTCAAGACGCGAACTGCACCCCATCGTCTTGCGGTGAGGTGTGGTGCGTGCCTTGCGGCCCCAGCTGGCCTGACGCTGGTGGCCTTTCACTTGCGGGCGAGGTCAGCGCACCTCCGCCCTGTTTGCGGCCTCCACGGGCCGTTTTGCGTCCCTTTGCGGGCATTTTTTGGAGAATTTCATGTCACTGGTCGTTGTTTTTCATCAAGCGAGCGAGATCGTCCCTGTTGCGGACGAATTCACAATCACGAACGAGGGTGAGGCAGCCCTGTACGTCGAGCTTCCAGACGTTGACCTGGACGAGATGCCATGAAGCGCCGCCCCTTGCCCGATAACGCTGAAACCATGTTCCAGATGGTTGCGGCCATCGTGTGTTTCAGCCTGATTGGCGTACTGCTGGCGCTGTAAGCGTCGGTGGTGAGGTTTGCAGGCCTCTCCGACAGTTCCTGTCCCAGCGGCTTCTAACGAGGCTGCTGTTGCGGGCGCTGTCGGTATTTCGTTCGTAAGCGTTTATGCAAGTCCATTTCGCTGTGGGCTTGCGTGCTGCGCTTGTGTCTGCTCAATGCAAAACGGCCCTGTTATGGGCCGTTTTTGCGTTAGTGGTGGGTTACTTTGCCAGCAGTAACTGGTTCAGGTTCGCTGACCCGCTCCATGTTGCAGTCGTTTGGCCTGTTACGCGGTTCAACGACATGTTGATATGGTTTCTTGCGAAGGCTTTTGCGGCTGATACTGGGGCGCTGACCTCCGAAGTCAGGTGTGTAACAAACACCGGATTGGTCACCAGGGAATACGGCATGTATTTCATGCGCCAGTTCAGGGATACGGCTTCAAGTTCCTCTGGCGTAGGCTCTGGCAAGGGCTTCTTGCCTGCCTGCTTGCGGGCAGCTACAAGTTCTTTCAGGTAGCTCTGTGCAAGTTCTTCAACAGCTGCCCAGGATTGGTGCTGATCGTAGTCTGACACTTCGCCCAGCATTTCCAGCATGCCGATAAGGTCTGGTCTGCCGTACTTGCGCAAGAGTTGGACAGTGAGGCGTTTGATTCCTTCAGGGCCGTGGCCTGCCTTGCAGGCGAGAATGTCCATGATGGCAATGTCTTGCTTCAACATGTTGAAGTTGACGCTATCAAGGGCTTTGTAGTTCTCGACAGCTCTTTCGGCTGCGCCCTCTATCAGGTCTTTGAGGACTTGCGGGGCGATGTATTGGCCATTGACCTGGGTCTCAAGCTCTTGCCAGCGGTCAATGATCTTGGCACGCATCGTTACGCTGTAACCAGTGATCAGGATGTAGGTCTCTCGCTTGGGCAGAGTGAAGAACTCATACTCGTTCCCTCTCTCCGTTTTGTACGCTCCTGAAAAGTCAGGAGCGTGGAGTTCGAGATCAGACATCATCTGCCGAATGTCGGCCATGACGTTATCGTGGCGCTTGCCGGTCAGCTCAGCGATTTCGCGACTGGTCATGGTGAGGGTTTCGGGAATCATGGAAAGTTCGGACATTTTGCTCTTTCTAAAGGCAAAAGACCTCACCTGCGTCCTCACCACTTTCGTGGAGTTGGCAGAACGGTCGCAACAACCGCCAGGACGCATGTGAGGTCTCTGTTGCGTGGATTTGCTCCCTGCCAAGGGAGTGCGTGGATTATACCAGAAAGCGAGCTCGGCTGAAAAGTCAGCCGAGCTCCTGTAGGGGGGTGGTGTCGAGATATTCCGCCAATGGCGGAATATCAAACCCTCACTCGCCTGAAAACTCAGGCCAGCAGGGTGTCCCCAAATTTGGGGACACCCACCCAAAACCCCAGACTTGATAGCACACAAGCGTTATCAAGCGTGCGGTTTTGCACGACTTTATGGAGAACCCAAATGATCAGATTTTTCATCGCTCTCAACGCAGCCATCCTCACCCAGCTCAGCCCAGCTGAAGCGGCAGATGCCGCTGTCCAGCTCACCCAGGCTGAGCGCAGTGCCGGTTACGCCGTGCTGCTCGAAGATGAGGATGGCAGCGAGGTCGAAGTCGTTGGCGACTTCGACCTGATCCGTGCTGAAAGGCGTTGGGCTTGAGAGCCCTCAGGCGTGCAGGGTGCCCAGGTGTACCCTGCGCATCAGAAAACCGCTCAGCGGGCCGATTTGTGGCCTTGCTGGGCATTTTGTGGAGATAGAAATGGCAACCGTGTTGAATTCCAACTTTGGCCCTTGGAGAGTGGCCACCGACTCCAACCACGAAAAGGTGGGGATCATCGACCAGCTGGGCAGGCCCTGCCTGCATTTTGAGGAGGATGGCCCCATCGAGGTCACCGCCATCTGCAAAAACAGCCCTGAAAACCTGGCCAGCCTGCAGCAGTGGGTAGCGCAGTGGAACGAGGAATTCCATAGCGGCAACCGTTGGCCAGTCACGGCCACGCCGCCTGAACTGCAGGCGTTGGAAGCGGTGTGGCCTTCAGGCCCTGTCGCGCAAATCCAGACCATCCTTGCCTTGGAGCCCGACAAGGCTGCTGAGGTGCTGGCGAGTGTTGGAAAGCTGGCCGACAAGGACATTCAACAGGTGCTTGAGCGCATGAGCACACAGGCAATGTGAAACCCGCTCAGCGGGCCGATTTGGGGCCTTGCTGGGCATTTTGGAGAGCCAAATGAAACAGAAACTGACCAAGGTTGAGCGCAGGGCTCTGACCCTGCCCATCAACGACGAAATTGCAGCTTGCCTGACCTGCTTGCGAGAGGATTTGGAAGCGCTGAAGGTGGGCACTTGGGTGCCCGACGAGGCCTCTTGTGAGGCCAGCCTCCAGATGCTGGCTAAGCTCGAACACCTGATCGAGAAGTTGCCATGCGATTCCTGATCAGCGGTTACATCCAGGCTCAAGGTTTTGGCCTTGAACCGGAACCTTTGAAACTGGCTGTTGAGGCGGCCAGTATGGAAAGGGCATGCGCAATCGCAAGGGCGATTTACCCGAATCTTCAACTGGAGCAAGCGCGTCTTGCTACTGTTTCTGAAGGCAGCGCACTGCTCTTTGAAGTGGCCAATGCCTGAATTGCATTTGCGCACATGTAACTCAAGTTACCAAGTGCGCAAACGCCGGATTCTCCAAACCCCGCAAGCTCCGCAAGCCCCCTTTTCGATAGCAAAAGTTGCAGAAAACCTGTAATTTTTGTACCGACGGGTCGAAATGCGCGTAACTTTGTTACCAAATCGGTAACTTTCGCGCTTCAAGCCCCGTTTTGCGGGTTTTGCGGGGTTTCAAGAGTTATTTGCAGACTTGAGTCGGGCTCAAGCGGGTTGCAAGCCTTTAGCAGCTCTTTGCAAGCCCTACACAGCCTTGCAAGCCTTTCTTACCTAATTCGCAGGCACCTCAAGCTTTGCTAGGCGCTTAAAAAATTTTTTACCGCCTAGTAGCAAAAATTATCCAAATTTAGCTAAAAATTTTGGAAATTTTTAGAGAAAAATACTAATTTACGACTACTAAAACATGTATTTATATTTATATTTATATTATATATTTATATTTTTTTATTGTATTTTATTGTATTGCTTGTATTTTTACCCAGTTAATTCCTATAACTGAAGTAGTCCGACTTTATGGGGAAAAAACGTTTTTTAAAAAATAAAAAAACGAAAAACATTTTTTCTGGCAAACGTGCCCCCCTTTTTGCTCCTGAACGAACAGGGTAAAAATACATGCAATACAACAAAATACTGTATTTTTTTGTGCAAAAGTACCAAAATACAAAATACACAAAATACTTTTTCAAGCTTTAGCAGCCGATACCGGCCAGCGCGGATCTACCGCTTGCTAGGCTCGCCTTGTTAGACTCTTGGACAGAATCTCTAGCCGCATCCAAACACGGCTAAACCAGAACCCAGGCCGACCACCTAGCTTCAAATTAGTAGTCGCTACAGTTCTGATAGCGTATCCATTGACTTCCTTGCTGCGAAACCGATAGCACCCACCATAAAAATAAAGCTTGACACCGAGTCCAAGACTTGATCTAGCGAAAATCCGCCGAAAATCCGCCGAAAACCCGCCGTCCATCCCAAGCAAAACACGAAGTATTTCGAGATTAAAATACACCACCACCCCAACCCACCCGCCACCATGACCTCCCCAAACTTCACCTTGATCAGAGACCTCTCCCGCCAAGAGGCCAAAGACCTTGGGCAGCAGCAGCTCTCCGGTACAGGCCGGGTCGTAGAGTTACGCTGCGACCTGACCGGCACGGTACTCTACCGCCCAGCCGTAGCCTGGCGGGCCGGGCAAGTAGGGCACCGGGCTTGCTGCGGCATCGTCGAACGCAAACCCGAACCCACCCCCAGGCCCCAGAAAACCTTGGAGGCTGCCCTCTACGGCATAAAAAACGGCTTCACAACCCGCCTCAGAGCCCAGCCGGACACCTTGGCAGGCCTCTGGAGACGGGCAGCCCCCGCCTCAGACTTGGATGGTGTGAGGCTTGACATCCTCCTGCCCGACTCAAGCCAGCTGGAGACCTTCAACCTTGACAAAGAGCAGGTCGCCCTGCTCAACTGGTGGTTCGCCCTTGAGGCCAACCCAACTATCTGGGTGCAACCCCCGAAGCTGACCCAGACCTACCATCAGGCCCCCCCCCCGGAGACCTCAACCCACCCCCGACTCCCGGTTCAGTACATGACCGGAGGCTTTGGGTACAGAAAAACGCATGTGGACATCGCCACCGACCCACCAACCCACCTCAGCCAGGACCTGGTGGCCTGGCTGCTCCTGCGGCTGCATGAGCACTCCTACGCCATGCAGGAGGCCGTACCAGCTCCGGCAGACTTGATGGACGACGACCTTACCCCAGAGCAGCTGGCCACTCACGCCATCCGCTTCCTGGACTGGCCCGCCCCTGTCAACCCGAACCCATCCAGATTCAAGTACCGCAGACCTGACAGGCAGGACGCTGAGATCCACACGACAGCAACAACCGGCGAGCCGTCGATCATCAGCACAGACCTGGACGGCACCATGCTGTGCTTGCGCCGCCCTCGCCCCGTAGAGCCCCTCCCGAAGGGCCGCTACGGCCCACCCAAGACTTGGGACCTCAACGACCTTGAAGATGTCGAGGTAGCCATACCCGAGCACTGGCAAGCCCTGCCACTTTGGAGGACATAACCTATGTTGCGGATTCAAGTGAGGTTCCCTGACGAGAACCCTGACACCCCACCCACCTTCCCCCAAACCCCGAAAGGGCTGATCGAGCTTGCGAAGGCCTTGCCAGCAGTCCGGGCCCAGGCCAAGGCAAAGAGCATAGAATCAGAGGTGTGGGTGGAGACATCTACGGGCAGACGAATCCCGCAGGAAGACCTTGACTACGTGTTGCACGTAGAACATCAAGAACGCTCCACCCAGCGCCTACGACGACCAGATCAGCGAAGGGTGCAGCGAGGCCAAGGCCCCCTGAAACGGGCTGCTGAAGTTCTGAAGGGGCTTGAGGTATGACTCCAGTGTCTATCCTCAGCCGTGGGCCTGAGCTGTTCGTGTATACGTCCAAGAGCTCAGAGGCCTTGCTCGTGTCATACACGATACTCTGGCCAGTTACTTTCGTCGTAGATCGGATGCAGTATGACGGAAACGCCTGAGTTCTCAGAATGTCCTGAGCTGTTCATCAGGGAAGATTGCAACAGCCTAACCGCATCGGAAGTAGCCAACGAACTGATGTGGCCGCTGTCGTGGCTTGTGGATCAGATGCGACCATGACCCACTTCTACCTACCTTCGCCGGACTACCTGTTCCGTGGCCGTTATAGGTATAGGTATAGCTCTGCCTACACTGACGTGGACTGGAACGTCAAGTGGCCGATAACAAAGCTAGTCATCAACATGGAGCACCCAGCATGGTGGAACCGCCCCTCAACTTGAGTGCCCTGAATACTTCATTCGCGGTCAGGTTGGCTACGTGTATTCGGTGGTCGCAAATGCGATCCTGTGGCCGCTGTCCGAGCTTACAGCAAAGGTAAAGGAATGACCGAGGTAAAGTTGCTATTCGATGCTGACAGCCTCGTGAGGCCTTGGGTTCGACGCGTAGTAGATGTAGCCATCAGCTTAATGTGGCAGATACCCTACGCAGAAGGCGACCACCTGATATGACACCTTGCAGAATACCCACCTTCTACTGCCCAGACGGCAGTAGAGACTTAGTAAATTGGGTCAGGTTGGCACTACCAGAGAACGGCGTGCCGTCCTTGGTAGCTATTAACGTCGTGTGGGGCATCCCAAGGCCCACAGTGGAGTGTGAAATATGAACCAAACACCAGAAGAACTTTATCGCAACCTGAGATCACTACCCACACAGCACCCCAACGAGCACCTTGTAGCAGCGCTATCTGATGCGCTTGCAATGGTCGATGCTCAGGAACAGGAAATCGAAGACCTTGAAAAGAAGGTTTTAGAACTTGAAAACGCAGACCTAGACGAGCTGAAAGCGGAGGTAGCTGAACTTACTCAGCGCCTAAACGCACAAAACAGGGCTTTCAGGGAGCTTTACAATGCCGTACCAGAGGCCAAAACGGTTGCAGCACGTAAGGCGCTGCAAGCGAAACATATGAAAGATCTAAGCATATGATCTACATCCAAAGAAAGTCGTCCACCCTTGAGACGGTGGACGAATTCGAGACACGCAAGGAAGCCCTTGCAGGGCCTGGAGCATCAAATGAACTGCACGATCTGCGGCAAATCAATCAAACTTGTACCATCGGCGGAAGAGCGGGCCAAGAAAGACCTTACAGGAAAGACAGCTGCGGATTACCGCTCGTTGTTTACTGAGCACAGCGACTGCACTCTGCGCAAAAGGGCGGAAGACACGAGCAAACTCGTGTCAGAGCGTAAGGCAGCAACAAAGTATATCAACCCACATAATGTGTGGGCCTTAAACAACTTCATAGGAGCCTAATCATGGGACGCAGCGTATCCACCCCACCAAACACTACTCTCGTCGAGTACCTACACCTGACCCAGGAACGCTACTGGTGCCCTGAGTGCGGCGAGACATTCGATGACCCGGCCAGAGTCGAGCAGGCCTGTGGCCACATTCATTCAGTCTGCCCTCACTGCGGCAGCATGGACTTCATCGAACAGGATTCCCAACTCCTGTACGATGACTTCAACGAAGACCTGAAGACCTTGCTGGTAGAGGCCTTCCCTAGTCTCACTTCTGATGAGAAGTGGCTCGGCAGAGAAGACAAGGCCCTGCTTTCCAACAGCTACGCCTACTTTGGCTGGTCGGAATATTGCGGCTTGGTCGCCGTCTGGGTGGCGGAGAAGGAGAAGGACTACAGAGCATCATCCGCCTGGGAAGCGATGCGAGACCGCTGGATCGCCTCCATCGAGAAGAGGTTCGCCAAGACGGTTGCCAAGGCCTGGGGCACGCCCTTGACCAAAGTGGGCCAATTCAGCAACGGAGAAGTCGTGTTTCAGAAGAAATCTTAGGTCGTTTTCGGTGGTACAATGCAAAAACCTCGACAGGTTCCAGCCTGTCGAGGTTTTCTAAACCCACTGAAAATAGGAGTTTCAGAGATGTCTGAACATAGTATAGCACACCCAGAACTCACTGCAGAGAAGTTGAGAGAGCTTCTTCATTACGACCAAGTTTCTGGGATTTTCACATGGAAAGTGCGCACGTCTAGGAGTGTCAAAGTCGGCAACCTAGCCGGTAGCGTGGATGGAGACGGCTACCTGCGAGTCATGGCACTTAGCCGAAGATACCAAGCCCACCGCCTCGCATGGCTCTATATGTACGGAGTTTGGCCTGAAGGCCAAATAGATCACATTAACAGAATAAGAACTGATAACCGAATCGCTAATTTGAGAGAAGTAACTAACAAGCAGAACCACCAAAACAGGAGTAAGCCGAGCAACAACACATCAGGACACTCAGGCGAGAGCTGGTACAAGCGTGACTCCAAGTGGGTAGCCAAGATTACGCATAACTACAAACACACCCACCTCGGCTACTTCGAGAACCTAGAAGAAGCAATCGCAGCCCGCAAAGCCGCCGAGAAACTTTACTGGGCAGACACCTACACCACCTAACCCCACACCACAGCCTGCATTAGCGGGCTTTTTACTGGCCGAGCCAGCAATGGCGAGGCCGTTTTCCAAAAGAAGGAGGCCTAATCATGGGCTGGTCATTCGCAATGCAAGACATCGGGCGCAAAGCCCACATAGAGTCCCTCACCAGTCACCGACGCTTCCACAACGGCTACGTCCCAATTACCTACCGGGTCGTCGGCAACCACATCTGGCAGTTGGTGCAGAAGCCAGACGGCACCAAGTACATCACCTTGGACTTGATCGCCAAGGAGCGCGGAGGCGCGTGGGGCTACAAAGGACTTGACGAAGATTGGGGGCCGTACCACTACGACTGCCCGCTGACCCTTCTTGACAGGGCCGACCCACCAGCCACGCCTAACGCGACGGCTTGGCGGGCCAAGGTGTACGAGTACGCTGATCGGCAGAAGCGGCTCAAGCGGGAGATGCAGACCCTTAAACCTGGCACCGTGATCGTCGTCGGCCCGTGCCAGTACACGCTGCTGGAAGACCTCGGCAGGTCAGGTTGGAGGGTTAAGGATCTTGGCGGGGCTTACTGGAGGCTCACGCGCAGGTTCATCAAATCGCAGCTGAAGGTATGACATGACCACCCTAACCGACACCCAATCCAGAGCACTACTTGATTTCGCCCTCTCCCAGGTGCAGCACCTGCTGCCTGACCCGCTGCCACCAAACCTGGAGCTCACCTTGCAAGAACTTGCACCCGGCCAGCCGGGCTTTCGGGGTGCCACCTACAATGCCCTGTCCGTGCTCGAAGCTCAGCGAGGCCAAGCCACCAACTTGACGGCTCGTGACGCTGCCCGCCTGGCCCGACTTGCGCTGGCGCATGAGGCGTGCGACAACTTCCCGCCACCGGAAAACTTGCCAGAAGCTCGCCAGGCGAGGAGCGAGGCAATCCAGCAGCACGAGACGGAGAGCCTGCGAGCTGGAAACCTTGCCAGGCATCAAGCCATGCTCGTCCAGAAGGATTACATGGCCTCTATTGGAGGTGCCCTGTGACCCAGTTTCTTGCTGCCGTCTGCATCTACCTGTCGCCCCTCTACCTGACCAGGGCCCTCACCGTCAGGTGGATGCCTCTCAGCACGGCCATCGGACTGGCCCTGGGCCATTACATCGGACTGGAGCTGCTATGAGAAAGTCTCGCCTAGCTCGGCACCCACTGCAAGCGTACTGGAACCGCAACTACATTGGTCACCTGCTCGATGAGCAGTGGTTCGACGTGCAGAATGACGGGAGCATTGAAGGGCCATTCTTTGCCCACGCTATCGGGTGCCTTGACGCACTCGACTACATTCCGGCAGGCTCAATGAAGCACGTAGGTCACATCTGGTATGACGCTACTGTTTGCGTCCGAGGCATGACCTTGGCCGAGCTTGAAGCATTCGACGCCATATTGGAGGAGTGACATGGCTCTTAATCCCGAAAACCTTGCCCTCATCGCCTCTGCCTACGTGGCCGCCATCGGCCTCATCGCCTGGCAGAGTCAGGCCCGCCTATTCGACAGCTTGGCGCTGGCTACGCTGGGAGTCTGCCTTGGAAGCTTGGCTCGCTATGTCTGAACTCGCTGCTCCACCAGAACCCTCCAGGCCTGCCGTTTGGCCCTTCAAAAATTACCCCCGGCAAGGCAGCCACACCGCTGCCATACAGCGAGCCGCCACTACCGACCTTCCGCCCGTCTGATGAAGATGAGGCGCTACTTTAAGGAGAACCACCATGAAAACCCGCTACAAAGACACCCTCACAAGGGCCGACACACCCTCCACAAGGCTTGAGGTCACCTACGGCCTGCAGGCCATAGGCAAGCAGCCCAAGTATTTCAGCGTGACGGCCACCCGCTACAGCCGGGGCCGATGTGAATCTGGCGGCTGCATGCACGATGAAGTGCTCCAGACCTGGCCCGACCTTGCTCCGCTGGTCGCCCTGCACTTGAGTACAGCAGATGGTGTGCCCATGCACGCTGAGTCCAATGGGTGGTACTTCTTGGCTGGCGCAGCCGGTGGGCTGGGCGAAAAGTATCACGGAGGGTCTGACAAGACTCCGGCCCAGTGCCTCGAAATCCTGGCTAACCACTTGCGCGTCAGCCTTGACGAAGCACATGGCCTTGTGCAGGCCCAACTTGCTGGGGCTGGAAGGCCAGCGTTTGCGGCCTATGTGGGGGCATGCAAGTCTAGGTGGAAGGTTGAAGCTGAAGCCGCTATTAAGGAGTTTGGATTATGAAAATCAAAACGTCCGAACTCACCGGCCCTGCCCTTGATTGGGCGGTGGCTAAGTGTGGAGGCCTTGAAGTCTATGTACCAGCCTTCGCTGAAAAACCTTGGCTGCAATACCGGGACTGCTACGGGCAGCCCCACATGTGCCCCAAGTACAGCACTGATTGGGCCTTCACCGGCCCAATCATTGAGCGGGAGTTCATCCAACTGGCTGACCCCTGTACAAACGCGGGCTACGAATGGCGTGCCTGGTGCGGCGGGTGGAATCTCTGTGGGCCGACCGCCTTGATCGCCATCTGCCGCTGCTATGTGGCCAGCCTGCTGGGCGACGAGGTTGATGTACCAGAGGAGCTGCTATGTCCTTCACCAATTACCAACTCAGCCTCATAGCCCATGCCGAGGCCCTCGGTTACGGCTACTCCATTTTCGCTGGCAACGTCAAGAAGCAAGGCTTCTGCTCACCCAAGCAAGAAGAGGCACTTGCACGGATGACGGCTGCTGGCGAGTTTCGCAAGAACAACTGGGGCGGTAAGAAGTACGGCAACTTCAGTCGCCGCCGTCGCAGCCCAGAGCACGACATCTCGGACAACGAAGCCGCCCGGTCGGGCGACTATTTTTAGGAATTGCACCATGAAATACCACATCCGCATATATTACAGGGGCGGCTTCTCTTATCTCTGGCACCAGGACAAAAATGCCTGGTGCAAGCGTACTGCCACCAAGTATGCCAACGAATGGAATGCCCGCAACCCTGAAAGCCCAGCAGAACTTGAGGAAAGTGCGCAATGATCACCATCATCAGCTCTGACAACGTCATCACCCGCGCCTCCAAGAGCTTGCGCGGCATCACTGCGCACAGCCACCGCCACGGCAAGCCGGAGGTTACCATCACTGACCAAAGAGACGGATCAGCGCAGTGCTACCTGCGCTGGTCGAACGGCGTTACGTCGCATTTCAGCTTCGCCAGTGCTAACCTGGCGGAGAGTTACTTCTCAACCCGCTCATCGAAGGTGACTCGCCATGCCTACGCTGTATGAAGACCTGGTAGCAGCAGACCAAGAGGTCTCCAACTGGCAGTCAGACTTAT